AGATATCTGTCAATAGGGGGGTATTCTCGCTGTGTGACAGAACGAGTACGGGAAGCCAGGCGGGCGCGCCTCGAGGTTGCCGCTCAGCTGCGAGCCGTGATCTACGCGCGGGTGTCGAAGCCTGGTGAGAAGTCGGTCAAGGATCAGGAGAAGGTCGGCCGCCGCGACCTAGCCAACCTCGGCGCGGTGGTCGTGGCTGTGTTCAGTGACAAACTGTCCGCCAGTCGGTATCGCCGCGTCCAGGAGCGGCCGGGGTTCATTCAGACGAAGAACTTCATCGGCGCCGGCAAGGCCGAGTTGCTGTGGACCTTCGCCAACAACCGGGCAGCCAGAGACCTCGACGACTACGTTCCGTTGCGTCGGCTGTGTATCGAGACCGGAACCTTGTGGCGGTACGGCAACCGCACCTACGACCTGTCGAAGCCTGCCGATCGCCGTGCCGCGAACGCGGATGCGATGAGGGCCGAGGAGCAGTCCGACGACATCAGCGAGAACGTCAACCGCGGTGTGCAGGAGGCGCTCGAGGACGGCAAGCCGCACGGGAAGCTACCGAAGGGGTATCGGATCATTCGGGATCCAGACACCGGGAAGTCGCTCAACCGGGAGCCAATCCCCGCTCAGGCGGAGATCATTCGGCTGGCGGCGCAGCGGGTTCTGAACCGGGAGTCGTTGCGGTCGGTGAGCGCTGACCTCGCGCCGCGGTGGGAAGCCGTAGGGGGGAAGGGGAGATTCGACCCACGTTCTCTGCGTGATCTGCTGATCAATCCGACCTACGCCGGGATGCGCACCTACAAGGGCAAGGTGTCCGGGCCGGGTACGTGGGAGGGGATAATCACGCCGGAGCAGCACAAGCGGCTGCGTAGCGAACTGATGCACCCTAGCCGGGTCACGGCGCGGGGATCAGCTCCCGCTCATCTGCTCAGCTACATCGCCCGCTGTGGCGTCTGCAATGCGCACATGGAGGCCAAGGTTCCGTCGCCTGGGGGGCCGAAGACGAAACCGTACTACGGCTGCCCGAAGTGGCATGTGAGCCGTGCGATCGTTCGCGTGAACGTGCATGTGGAGGAGCTGTTGATGCAGCTGTTCGAGCGGCCGGACACGCTGGCGTTGTTCGCTGCGAATGCATCCCACGATGAGGTTTCGATCGATGACGAGCTGGCGACGATCGACCAGCTGCGCACCGAGATCACGGAGTACGTGAAAGACGCGGCCCGGACTCGGATGTCGGCGATCGCGGTTTCGACGTATGTGGAGGAGTTGGAGCGGCAGATCGAGGAGGCGCAGGGGCGTATCAACGCGATGAGCGCCGCTGTGGATCCATTGGTGGCCGACAGCATCGCCCCCGATGCCCGGAGGCGGTGGGCGAGACGCGGCCTCATGCAGAAGCGCGAGATCATCCGTCGCTCGGTGGAAGTGAGGATCGTCCGGGTTGGTAGTCGCGGACCGTACAGCGAGATCGGCGTGGAGGTGCGCCCGCTGTTCGCCGCAGCCTGAACTGCGGGGCGTTACTCACGACACGGTAACGATTCGGACTTTTCGGAATATTAGCTACGGCAGCGTAGTCCGTGAACTACGCATGACCGGTGCATGAATCGCCCTTGACTCAACAGTGCCATATCGTGGGCATTCATGGTCTGGGGTGTAGCCATTACCGTGCGTACCACGAGTCGAACCCTATGGCTTGCTGCATATTTGCCCATGATCATCCCCGTTACCGGCCGGAAATACATGCACGAATCCCTCTGAATCCTCTAGGCTGCCCGACCTGCGCTCATTATGATCTGATGCACGGTTGATAAGTAAACGATCAGGGCAGGGTCTGGTAGCTGAGGGGTGACGATGTGAACACGGATGAGGCAGGCTCGTTAGCAGGGGCAGCCCTATGACCAGCATGGAACCCGAGTTAGGTTCGACGCCAGACGATCTCGCCAGGCTGGTCGGCATCGAAATCTCCCCACCGTGCGGAACGGTTGCCGTGCGGGGCGATTGGTTCATCATCGGTACGGTGATCGTGCACGTGCACGGGAGTCCCGTGGAGGCCGTCCCGCGTGAGGGCATCCGCGACGACGAGAAGCAGTTCCTTTTGGTGATGGCGGAGCGAGTCTGCTTCGCCGGGCGGGCCGCTCTAGCTGGCTGGAAGTACGACTCGAGGGTCGGGTGGGCGACCGACGTGAGAGTGCACCGCGACTATGAAGACCGCCTGCGCCGCCGAAGTTCTTCCATGTGCTCCTCGGAGGGCGGCACGGTATTGGCGATGGCAGGGTCCATCGACCCGTCCGGCAAGTAGACCGGATCGCGCTTCTTCTGCGCCTCGGCGGTGCGCCGAGCTGACGCCATGAATTCCTCTGGGGTCATTCCGAACGCTTGAGCGAGCCTATCGAGCTGCTCCATGTCAATCGCAACGAGTCCTCGCTCCATCCTGCTCAGAGTCGGCCGAGGGATGCCGGCCAGCTCGGCGAGTACCTTCTGGTCGAGCTTCTTCGCCGCGCGCTGTACGCGCACTTCGGTAGCGACCATCAGAGTCAGTTCTCCGACGCCGCGAGGGTTCGTAGCCACCCGTTGAGAGTAGGACAGGGTGTGCCAAATGGAAAAGAGGTCACTTCCAGAGGCGGTAAGGGTGTCCTAGCAGCAACAAGTCGCAAGATTGCGCGCTGCACCCTTGCGAATGTGCCAAATGAGCGTATCGTGATTCATATGGCACATCAGCCCGGCTGGTCTCAACGAGTAGCGACTGGCCTACGAAGCGCAATCACAGCGTCCGGCCTATCGGTCCGCTCTCTCTCTGAGATCACCGGCATTCCTCTCTCGACGCTCAACAGGCGCGTGCGGGGCTTCGCCCCCTGGGACACAGCGCAAATCGAGGCTGTCGCTGAAGCCATTCAGTGCGACCCAAAGGATCTCATACCTTCCGACGACGCGGAAGCGGAGGCGTCGTGAGCAAACCACGTCCCGCCGTCGACCCCGCTATGCAGGCGTGGATCGACGAACAGATGAAGCACTTCCCCCAGGGCTCGATGGCTCCGGCCGTACAGATGCTGCTCGCGTTCGAGCGCTCGGACTGCGACAGAGCCGCCGCACAGAAGGGAGCGGCGGCATGAGCACCCTTGTCCCCGCTCGCGATGCCTCTCCGTTCGACGCGATCAAGCGCACCCGTCCGGACGGCTCGGAGTACTGGTCGGCTCGCGACCTCTGCAAGGTGGTCGAGTACGAGACGTGGCGGAACTTCGCCGCCGCGATCGACCGCGCCAAGATCGCCGCGCAGAACTCCGGAGCGAACCCTGATTCGGAGTTTGTGCAGGTCGGTCAGCTTGTCGACGTCGGCAACCTGGGCAAGCAGGAGCGCGAGGACTACGAACTGTCCCGCTTCGGTGCCTACCTGACGGTGATGAATGGCGACCCCCGCAAGCCCGCAATCGCCGCGGCGCAGGCGTATTTCGCGATCCGCACTCGTGAGGCGGAAGTGACCGAGCTGGAGCCTCGTCGGCAGGCCGAGCTTGTCACGAAGGCGGATCTGGCCCGCATGGTGCTGGAGATCGAGGAGGAGAAGGCGGTCATGGCCGCTGCTCTGGAGTCGGCCGCCCCGGCTGTCGCCTACCACGATCGGTATGTCGCGAACGACGATGCGGCGACGGTGAAGGTGTGGGGAGCGCAGCATGGTCTGACGCAGCCGCAGGCGTTCGCGCTGCTGGTGGACAGGAAGCTGATCTACCGGGTGTTGATCGGTGAGCGCTGGTCGGAGACCGAACAGCGGAAGATCGCCGAGCACGAGTACCGCGCGTACGCCAAGTATCTTGACTGGTTCGACCTGCGTCCCCAGCATGAAGCGCCGCGGCATCACAACGGGCAGGTGCGCCAGACGCTGTATGTCCGCCAGCAGTTCGCGTTGCAGGTCGCCGAGAAGTGCGGACTCTCCGGGCAGCTGCGCCTCGATGGCGGTGCGGCATGAGCGATCAGTTGATCACCGCTACCTGCATGGTCTGCGACACCGGCATTCACTGGTTCGAGTGCCCAACGGGCGGCTGGTGGGCGCACGACGTGCATCCCGCCGACCACCATGACGCCGCGACGCTGGTCGAGGTCGAAGAGGACATGACCAACGACGGCCTGTGGATCACCGTCGGCATCAAGGGCGGTGCGGCATGAACCCGTGGGGCGAGTCGGTTTCCGAGGCGATCGATCCCGAGCGTGAACGCCGAGTCGATGCCATCGTCTGGCGGCGGCTAGGCAAGCGGTTCCGTGAGTGCACGCCGCAGGAGATCCAGCAGCTGATCGCCGTGATCAATGCGGAGGCTGCCGAGGATCATCGCCGCGCGCTCGCGGCCGAACGGACACTCGCCGCCGATCGGGCGATGATCGACCAGTACAACGCCTCCGTTACCGATGGCGTGAACCAGGCGGAGCAGTGGGCGAACGGCGGTGCGTCGTGATCCTCCTCCTGACTCCTGTCGCCGTCGGCTTGATCCTCTCCTTCCCTGTGCATCTTCTCGTCGCTCACGCGATCAAGAGGGGGCGGAGATGAGCCACGTCAACGTGACGAGCTGGTCGGTACGGAAGAGGCACCTCGCCGAGCCGAATGCCGGGTACACGCTGTGCCACACCGTGGCCGTCCGGCCAGGGGATAACTGCGTGGGCCAGCCGCTGAAGCAGTACCACATCAACGCCCTGCCTCTGTGCAAGAAGTGCGAGAAGTCAAGCTCCCTCGGCGCGGTCCCCCCTGCCGCCGAGGGTGGGCGTCCCGGCGGTGATGGCAGCGGACCCCTCGCCGCGCCCCGCCGGGACATGCCCGACGAGCAGACCGCCGCACTGCGGCGCTGGTACGACGCGCTGTTCCTGATCGCGAGTAACCCCTGCTCGAACGGTGATCCGGCAGTGGCCTGCCCGGACGAGTTCGGCGCCGACCGGAAGCGGTGGTGCAGCTACTGCATCGCTGCCGATGCCCTGAATCCCCGCGTGCCCGACGAGGGGGTGCAGCGATGAGCGACCGCGAACACATCGCCGAAACGCTGGCCCGCGCGGCATACACGAAGGGCCGCACCACCGGCCCCGAGTGGGAAACGCTGGACAACGCTTGGCTTCGCGACCACTACCGGGCGATGGGCGAGTACTACGCCGACGCCCTCGCCGAGGCCGGTCACCTTCCGGAGTCCATCGGGTTCCTGTTGCTGGCGAAGCAGGGGAAGAACCTGCGCATCGTCCGGGATCTCACCGGCGCCGCAGGGGCCGAACAGCTTCAAGCGGAGTGCCAGGAGCACGCCGCCGCGAACCCAGAGTGGTACGGGAAGTTCGAGTACCTGACCGCTTCTGTCTCCCTCTGCGCGGCAGCCCCCTCTGCCGCTGCCGAGGGCGGGACGCACCCGGAGGGCTCCGGCGAGCTGCAGAGAACCGCTGTCGAGACCGAGGGTGCGTCCCAATCCGGCGGGGGTGAGCAGCAGTGAGCGACAACGTGAGCCACTTCCCCGGCTCGGATCTCGCTATCCGCACACTCCACGCGGAGATCGAACGCCTGGCGTCCATCGCGTCGCAGGCGTACATCTCCCGTACCCCGCTGCGTATCGAGCACACCACCGACAGTCACCGCTCGGAGATGCAGTGGTGGCACGACGACAACGGCCTGAAGATCTTCACCTGCGACGGCGGGGTCTACGTCTCCTCGACGCTCCAGTTCCAGTACTGGCCGGACTGGTACGCGCTGTCGAACCAGCAGGTTCGGACGATCGCGAACGCACTGTGGTCGGCCGCAGCTTACGTCGAGCCTTCTTCCCCTGATTCCTCACCACAGCCTCACCCGCTGCGTAGTGAGGCTGCACGCCCCGAACCGTCACGTGATGGCGATCTCGGCGGTCCGGGGCGTGCCACCAACTTCCCCTGACAAGGGAAATGGCCGCCGGAGCCCCACTCCGACGACCACCAGAAAACAACACGCGAGAAAGAAGTCTACCCCATGAAGGTCATCCATTCCCCTGCCTGCCAACGGAAGCTGGCGGACTGGTTCCGAGAGCCCTACGACTCCATGCCACGCCGACTGGCCTCTTTCGCCTACGACCACACCGATCTCGAGATCCGCGACCTGCTGTTGACGATCTTCGATGAGGACCCGGCCGACTCCGATGCGGCTGTGGCCGCGCGGGAGCTGTGGCCGCTGCTGCTGCTCCGCGAGCCCCTGCACTCCCCGGAGGAGTTGCGGGACGAACTGGACTCGCTGGCCGGTGAGTACGTGGCGCTGAAGCAGCGGACCGAAGCGTTGGCGGCGCGGTTCCGGGCGCTGGAGCCGTGGTCGGAGATGTGGAACCGCTACCCGCACGACGACCCCGAGTTCGGTGGACTGAACATCGACTGGACCGCGCGGGGGTTGGGGGCCGCTGCGTCGATGCTGGGCGGTTTCGTGGCCGAGAGCATCGAGGACGCGCGCGGGTACGCGGCGAAGATCCGGGTGTACGACGAGTCCGAGGCGGCGGTCCAGTGATCGACGACTACGCGGATTCCTACCGCAACTTCCTCACCTACGCCGCAAAGCTCGAGATGACGATCCTGCACGACGAGGGCCTGTACCGACACCTCCAGTTCGGTACGCGCGGTGCCTGCGGCTGGTTCGAGCTCGTCACCTGGCCGGGCAACCTCGCGATCAATGGCGATATCGGGAACTACGTCTTCGCCCGCCTCGACGACATGTTCGAGTTCTTCTCCGGCAGTAGCGAAGGCTCGATCAACCCGGGCTACTGGGACGAGAAGATCCGCGCGGGCCGGAAGACCATGGTGTTCTCGGATGAGGAGTTCCGTCGCCAGGTTGTCGAGTACTTCTGGGAGCGCCGCGACGACTACGACGGCGAACGGCGGGAGTTGTTCAAGGCGATCCGTGAAGACGTCCTGGAATGCTCCTACTGCATCGAGGACGCTCACGCGAATTTGGAGCGCTTCGAGTACGTGCCGGTGAGTGGCCGGAAGACCTTCCAGTTCCGCGATACGTGGGAGTGGAACCTCCGGGACTGGGACATCCACTACCTGCGCGCCTGCCACGCCATCGTCTGGGGCATCAGCAGGTACCGCGCATTGGCGGTGACCCGATGATCTCCGGCCGCGCAACTCTCGCCTGCATCTCCTACGCGATGTCCCTCGTCGGCCACCCGGGCTTCGACATCGCCCGCGACCTGATGCTGCTGTCGCAGCGGGAGTGGCGGGGGTTCCTCGCCGAGACGGCCGCTACCTATCCGCTGGGTTCTGCGGAGCACGAGGTGGCGGTGGAGTTCCAGCGGCTCATCCGCACCAACGGGGCGGTGATCGCGGCATGAGACTCCCGCATCTTCCTCACCCGCATCTGCCGCAGCTGTGGCATCGCGGCTTGTCCGCTGACGACCTCACCACCTCCGCTGCCGTGGCCCGGTGGGCGGAGTGGACACCGACACACACCTGGATGGCCGAGCACGGCCGGAACGAGGGGGAGACCCGATGACCGAGGAACTGATCGCAGACGCCCAGCGCCTGGCTGAAGACGTCTCGCAGCGCGCCGACTACGGGGGCGTCTTCCAAGCCATCCAGGCCGGGATCGAGCACATCCTCGACTCCCGCGACGAGTGGCGGAGGCTCACCCGTGCGGAGCTGATCGACAACCTGATGGCCGTCCACCACGCCGGACTCACACCGCAGATCTCGGTGGCTGTGGTCGGGCTGGCATCCGACGTGGGGCGTGACCTTCTGCACGAGCGGGGTCGTCTCGCCGCCCGGGTCGCCGAGCTGGAGCGGCAGGTCGAGCAGGCCCGCGAGGGCGGCAAGTTCCTGGGCGAGGCCATCGCAGAGCTGAACGACATCGCCCTCGACGCCACCGGAATGCACGACGCCATCGATGAGAACCGCAACGGCGATTGGCAGGCGGTGTGGGAGAACGTCTCCGACCTGGGCGAGCGGCTTCGGGCGGCTCAGCGGCGGATCGCGGACCTCCAAGCCATGAACTCCGGCGCCGAGCACCGCATCGACGAGTTGGAGTCGGACCTTGTCCGCATCGCCAAGTTAGAGGCCGAGCGGGATTCCGCGCGTGCCCAGTTCGGTCTCCTGTTCGACTTCCTCGCTGAGCGCGGCGCGTCCTTCGACACCGAACGAGGGAAAGTCGTCGCGGTCCGGATGCCCTCGAAGGGGGAGAAGTAGTGGCGTCCATGACTTTCACGGTCCGGATTCCGGAGCAGGAGCACGCAATGCTCACCAGCCTCGCCGCGCTGCAAAAGGTGAGCGTCGCCCAGTTGGCGCGGCAACTCATCGCCGACGGTATGCGGCGGCTGCTGGACCCGGAGGAGATCGAACGGCGCATCGCCGAGGAGAAGGCCGTCCTGTTGGAGGCGGCCAAGCGCATGAGGGAGGGGGAGAAGTGACCGTGTCTGACTCCCTGGATCGGCGCCGCGCTATCGCCGCCCACCTCAACAAGATCCCCACCTCCTGCCCGGCCGATGTGCACGAGTGGACGGAGACCGGGGAGGTCGCGTTCGAGGACGACTACGGCCGGATCACGTTCAGTCCGCAGCCGGACACCTCCAGCGGCGTCTACTGCGCGCTGGCGGCGGCGGTGCACAAGCACGGCTGCTGCTACTGCGGGAAGTTCCGCACCGGGCTGGAGGTGTCCGATGGCCGCTGAGCATCTGCCCTGCGCTTCGACGCAGTACGGATTCGCCTGGGGTCCGGCGGAAGTAACTCGGCTGACAGAGATCGACGGCCGCGTGGTCGTCGGCATCCGCACCGCCACCGGCCAGGAGATCACGGTCTACGTGTCCGCGACCGGCCGTTCCGTTCGGGTGTTCAAGAAGGGCCACGGCGAATTGAAGGCGGTGTCCGATGGCCGCGCGTGAGCCCTGGTTCCGCCCGTACGAGGCCGCCGCCGAGCGCGCCGACCGGCGACATGCCGAGGAGCTGCCGGTGCACGAACTGGCCCTGGCCTCCGCTGCCGAGCACTGGTTCGAGGCCATGACTCCGTTCTCCCTGCTCGACACCGTCGCCGAGGCGATGGGAGACGACGATGCGTGACTACTGGTACGGGCGCATCGAAGCCGTCCAGCGGCGCACCGGGTTCCGGATGCACGTGTGCCTGTACGCCTACTGCACCTGCCTGGACTGCCACACCGACCCGGAGCTGCGTCGCCGGACCGCGATCGACCGCAGTGAACCGCAGGCGCCGAAGGTGATCGGGGGTGCGCTGTGACCTTGCTGAACGAACTGCTCGCCCGCGCCTGGGAGCTGGTCACCATCGGAGTCCTGCTCGGTGTCGGCATCTGCGCAGTCGCCGGCCTCCCGAGCGAATTCTCCGGAGCCCCGGCCGAACCCGAGGACGAGCCCGAGGAGTTCGACGACACCGCTGCATGGGACCGCGGACACGACCAGTGGGTCGACGAGCAAACGGGGGTGTCGTGGTGAGCGTGAAGTTCAAGAACGGCCGCGTCGCGACGGAGGAAGAACTCGACGCCATCGCCAGGGCTTTCGGGTTCATGTCGTGGCAGGAGATGGAGCGCACGTGTCGCTATCGCGATGCCCGGCGCGCACGTGATGGGAGGAAGTCGTGACCGACACCAATCAGCTGATCGTCAACTTCCGCGGCGGCGTGGGGGAGCTGAAGCCCGACAACCCGGAGGAGCAGGCGAAAGCGCGGCTCACCGCGGCGCACTACGCCGAGAACGCCGAGGAGCTGGGGACGTTCCTGGACATGCTCGGTCTGCGTGAGTATCCGGTGAAGAAGCAGAAGCGCCCGAAGCATGTGCCCGGCAATCTGATCCGCAACCCCGGCAACTGCCGGAAATGCGGGGTGAGCATGGTGCCGAAGACCTCCGCCAAGCCTGGAGATGTCCATTACGGGTCTCGTGGGCTTTGCGCGCGCTGCTATGCGGCCTTCCGTCGTGCCGCGAAGAAGAAGGCAGCGAAGTGAGCGGCGAATTGCGGCGCAAAGCCGCCTGCCGGGACATGGGCACCGAGCAGTTCTTCCCGGCCACCGACAGTCAAGCCGCTGAGGCGATCAGGGTGTGCGTGCGCTGCCCGGTCCGGGAGATGTGCGGCAGAGAAGCCGACGACATGGGGGACCGGTACGGCATTCGTGCCGGGTTCCGGATGTGGCTGGAAAGCGACCGCGACAAGCTGCGGGAGTACCTAGGACGGCCGCCTCGGCTCAAGCGGGGCCGGGCGTGCCGCAGTTGTGGGGTTGCGTTCGAGACGCGTTCCCGGCGTCTGCTCTGCCCCTCGTGCTGCGGGCTCGTCCCTGCCGAGGGGCCGCGCGAGAAGGTGCGTGCGATGCAGCGGGCTGGTCTGACGAACCCGGAGATCGCCGAGCTCACGGGGGTGAAGCACGGGTCACTGAACGGCCTGCTCTACGGCAAGGTCGACGGCAAGGCGGTCGCGCACATCGCCAAGGACGCGGCCGAACGGATCATGGCCGCGCCGATCCCGCAGCGAGTGGCGCCATGACCTACATCCACGACTTCGCGGAGTGGCGTTACGCGCTGCCGGACAACGGATTCTCGGAAGCCGTGTTCGAACTCGACCCGGGTGGACGGATCCGCCTGATCGGCAACGAGATCGACCACCAGACCAGAGACCGCTACGGCGTGTTCGGCGCCGACTACTCCGCCGACGACATCGACATCTTGGCCGACCGCCTCAAGGCGATGGCGGCCCGATCGAGGGGAACCCTTTGACCGACTACAAGATCAAGCGCAACTACCTGGATCAGCCGTGGGTGATGCCGCCGGGCAGGGGCCCACTGACCGGGGAATGGCGGGATGGCAAGGACCGCCGGGGGAAGCCGAAGCGCTGGTGGCACTCTCCCGATGCGGTGCCCTATGCCCGCATGTCGGCGATCGCGAAAAGCCTGGACACCAAAGAGGGGCTTGTCGATTGGGCTGCGGCGCAGGCAGCTGTCGGGGTGATGCTCGATCCGGCGGCGCGCTCGGAGATCGTCACGCTGATCAACGAGTACGACGGTGACCCCTGGAACGCCGACGAAGGCGGGGTCGCGCACTCCGGGAAGGACCGACTCAAGGCTGCTGTCGAGCAGGCTCGCACCACGGCCGGGCAGCATGTCGCCGCGTCCGCTGGGTCGGAGTTCCACAAGCTCGGCGAGCTGGTGAACCGCGGGCAGGAACCGCGGCTGGTCCAAGACCACCTGAAGCCGCTGCTGGCCGAGTACAAGGCCGCGGTGGCGCCGATCCGGTTCCTGCGGCAGGAACTGTTCGTCGTCAACGACGAGCTGCGCCGCGCGGGATCGCTGGACTACCTGTTGCAGCTGCCGGACGGCCGTGTGCTGGTGTCGGATTTGAAGACCGGCAAGTGGGATGTGCGCTACCCGATGTCGGTGACGACGCAGATCGCCGGCCTGGCCACCGCCGTGGTCTACGACCAGGAGACGGGGGAGCGGCGGCCGATCCATCCCGACCTGGACACGACCACCGGGCTGTTGGTGCATTTCCCGATCATGCTGCCTGATCCGCGGGTCCGGTTCTACGAACTGGACCTGGAGCTGGGCGTGCGGGCCGCCCGGATCGCCCGTGACATCGAGGACTTGAGGAACGCGTTCAAGCGCAAGGGCGCCGAGCCGCGCCCTTTGGAGGTGCTGGTATGAGCCTGGAATTCGAGGAAGCAACGAAGGAAGCGCAGAAGGCCCGTATCGCTCTCACCGGTCCGGCGGGCAGCGGAAAGACCTTCACCGCCCTAATGCTGGCTCATGGCCTGGGCGAGAACATCGCCGTGATCGACACCGAGCGCGGCAAGGCGTCGCTGTACGTCGGCCGCAACGGGTGGCGGTTCAAGACCATCAAGCCCACCTCCTACTCCCCGCTGTCTCTGGTCGAGCACCTCGGCAAAGCGGAAGGCGCCGGGTTCGACGTCGTCATCATCGACTCCCTCTCGCACTACTGGGAGGGCATCGACGGCATGTTGGAGCAGGTCGACAAGCGCAGCGGGGTCAACAAGTTCACTTCCGGCTGGAAGGTGGTGCGCCCGGAGGAGCGGCGCATGATCGACGCCATCCTCGCCTACCCGGGGCACGTGATCATCACCCTCCGTTCCAAGCAGGAGTACGTGCTGGAAACCAACGACCGCGGCAAGCAGGAGCCGAAGCGTGTCGGGTTGAAACCAGTGCAGCGCGACGGCATCGAGTACGAGTTCGACCTGATCGGCGACATGGATCTGACGAACACGCTCACGGTGTCCAAGTCGCGCATCGAAGGCGTGGAAACGGGCACCGCCTTCGAGAAGCCGAACATGGAACTGGCGGCCACAGTCGCCACATTCCTGGCCGATGGCAAGCAGATCCCGTCGGTGTCGGAGTACCGCAGCCGGGCACTGGAACTCGATTCGGTCGACGATCTGAGGAAGTTGTTCGAGGAAGTCTCGGGCCATCAGCTCGACGGCGCCCCGATGCTGGACGACGGCGGGTTCCCCACGGTGCTGGGTGACTTCATCCGCAAGCGTGCCTCGCAGGTGAAGATGCGCAACCCGGAGGGCGTGGCGTGATCGAACACAACCCGGTTGCCATCGAGAACGCGATCCGCGACTGCGCCAATCGTATTGCGGCGGGCGTGGCCACCTGCGACAAGGCATACACGGCATTCCTCGAAGCTGATCGAGCCTACGACAGGGCGTTCGCCCACGCGTACCTGAACGCCATCGGTGCCGCGCACGAGCGCAAGTACCGCGCCGAGATCAAGACGCAGGCGGAGCGGGAGCGGCGAGACGTGGCCGACGCTGCGTACCGCTTCGCTGACCGCACAGCGCGGGCACTGGAGGCTGAGCTGCGCGCCTGGCAGTCGGTGAACAAGTCGGTGGTCAGCATGTTCGGTGCCGCCGGTCGGGGGGAGTACTGATGACCGTCCACCCCAATCCCCGCAACCTGGTCCGCCAGATGCTGCCGAAGCGCCAACCCCGCACCAAGCGGCCCGCCAAGGCATTGGTCGATTCGGTGATCGCGGAGATCCGCCGCGCGGAGACCACGGTCGCCCAGGGCGCCCGTGTACTCGGCTGCGACCCGGACTCGCTGGGCCGCCGCGTGTGGAAAGAAACGAAGCGCGACGTGTTCGCCCGAGACCTCGGATGCGCGCTGTGTGGCGCGGTAAACCGGCTCGACGCGCAGCATCGCCGCGCCCGCAAGTCCGGTGGCACGTCGGACCCGGCGATCTCGTTCGGGATGGACAACCTGATCACGCTCTGCCGTGAGTGTCACGACCATGCCGAGCAGAACCCGGACTGGGCGCGTGGGCTCGGGCTGCGTCTCGACAACGGTGAAGTCCCCGCTGAGACGAAGGTCTTCCGCCGCGGCCGGTGGGTGCTGCTGTCCGATGACGGCCGTGTCGAGCCGATCGGGGGTGAGCAGTGATCGACTGGACCGATTTGTTCGGCGGTGGCGGTGGGTCGAGCGAAGGAATCCGCCGCGCCGGCCAACGCGTGGGTATCTGCGCCAACCACTGGCCCATCGCGGTGGCGACCCATCAGAAGAACCACCCGGACACCGAGCATGTCACCGCGAACCTGTCCGAGACCGACTTCCGTACCTTCCCCCGTACCACAGCGTTGTGGGCGTCTCCGTCGTGTGTGTGGCATGCCCGCTCCGGTGGGCGCAAGCAACCTCCAGCGGAGGTGGAGCGGTTGCGGCAGGACGCGGGTGCGATCGACCGGGCTACAGCGTTTGCGGTGATCGCCGCGGCGGAGGTCCACCGGTACGAGGCGATCGTGGTGGAGAACGTCGAGGAGTTCACTCGCTGGAGCCTGTTCCGTTGGTGGCTGGACGGTCTCGCCGCTCTCGGGTACCGGCACCAGTCCGCGGTGTTGGATGCCGCGGCGGTCCCGGGCGCCGTGGCCCAGGTGCGGCGCCGCTGGTTCGGGGTGTTCACCCGCAACGGTGAAGTCGACCTGTCTCTGCCTCCGGTGCAGACCCCGGCTGCCGTGTCGATCCTTGATCCTGATCCCGGCCGGCCGGTCACGCGAAAGCTGTACGTGTCCCCGCAGATCGAGCGGATCACCGAACGTGATGTGCCGCATCTGGTGACCTACCGGCGCAACGCGAACCCGCGGCGGGCCGACCGGTTCCCGTTGGCGACCGTGACCGCGGGCGGTAACCACCATGCCGTCGCCACCGTCACCACCGACGGCGTGTTCCACCGGATGCTCACCAACCGTGAACGCGCACGGGCTCAGGGGTTCCCCGACTCCTACCAGTGGGTGGGGAATCAGACGCAGGTTCGACAGATGATCGGCAACGCCGTGGCTGTCCCGGTCGCTGAGTTCCTGGCCCGCCGGATCGCCGCCCATCTCGATGGAGCCGCGCCTGCCCGATCCGACGATCAGTACGCGCTGTTCGGTTCCGTCTCCCCGATCGAAGGAGGGGCGGCGTGACCGACACCTTCCGTCTCCTGACCACCAGCTCCCGCAGCTGGCCCGACCCCCACGCCTTATGGGGTGCGATCGGGTCGGCGATCGCAACCCGTCTGCCCAACGGAGGCGTGATCACGGTCGTGCACGGCGGCTGCCGTACCGGCGGCGACCATCACACGCACTTGTGGTGCCAGCATCCGATCTGCGACCCCGACTACCGCGTGGTGGAGGAGGTGCACCCCGCGGACTGGGAGCGGTACGGCAAAGCCGCGGGCCCGATCCGCAACCAGGAGATGGTCGACCGCGGCGCCGACCTCGTCCTGGCGGCCCCGCTGCCGGGTGCACGGTCTCTGTCTCGGGGCACGTGGGATTGCGTGGACCGGGCGAGGAACGCAGGTTTGCGGGTGGAGGTCGTGGCACCGACGGATGCGCCTCGGGTGGCCTGGGATGAGCCGGGACTGTTCGAGATCGGGGAGGTGCGGTGATGACTTCCGTTGCAATGACCGCACATTCGTTCGAAACAACACGCCGTGGCGGCTCGAGTGCAGACCGTTTGCCCGGTAAAATGAAGACGGCCCCGGGTGGGACCGAAAGGTGTTGGAAGCACCGATCGGAACCGCGAGCCCAGGGCCTACCCCTCACCGCTCTACCGGAAAGGGGGTGCTCATGAGGATACCCATACCCTCTGACTCCTCGCCTGCCGATCCGCCAATCGGCGTTTCTGAGCCTCGCACCTATCTGGTCGACATGCTCGATTCCATCCGCCGCCAAGAGCAGGCTGTCGCGCTGAGCAAGGTCCGGTACCTGCTGCTCGGCGACCGCTACGGAATGACGGCCGCCGAGATGGCCGAGGCCGTCGGCATGTCCGAGTCCGGTGTCCGCTCCGCCATCGCTCGCGCCAAGTCCAGCCCCGGCGAAGAGGACGGGGTGAGCCAGTGACCGAGAACGACGAGTTCGATGTCGCCATCGACGGCTACTTCGCGATCGTCCCGGAGTGGGTGATCGACGCCGAAATCTCCGACCGGGCTGTGCGGCTGTATGCGCGGCTGCGTCGGCACGCGGGACCTTCGTTGACCGCGGCTCGGCCGTCGCGGGCGAAGCTGGCCGTGAAGCTGCGGACGTCCGTGAAGTCGATCGACCGTGCGCTGCGTGAGTTGGAGGACGTCGGCGCGGTGACGATCCGTCACCGGTGGAGCGACCCACAGGGCAAGGAATACGTGTTCGCCAGGGACCTCGATCACCCCATCCCGGCGCCGTCCGGGTACGTGATTCACAACGTGCCATCTGTACCGAATCGGGAGGGGGGTGGCGTCACTGGTGACGCTACCCCTAGGGACACCGGTGACCAGACGGTAGGGACACCGGTGACGCCACCCGTAGGGACACCGGTGGGGGTAGGGGTAGGGACACCGGTGACGCACGAAAGAGAGTCCTTCGAAACAGAGGTAAAAGATCTTGGGGCGCCTTCGGCTTCACACACTTCCGAGTCCCACTCGAAGCAACGAAAGCGTCGCGCCACTCGCCTGCCCGATGACTGGGCACCGACTGACACGCACCGGCGGTACTGCGGGGAGCGTGGGATCAATCTGGAGCACGAGGCGCACAACTTCCGCCTCCATGCCGAGGAGAACGACCGTCGCGCTGTGGTGTGGAACGCCGCGTTCGCCCGCTGGCTGATGAATGCCCGCCCGACCCGCACCGCCACTGGCACGAGTGAGACGGGGCGGCTGTGGCAGGACTAGACGAAGGGCTGGAGAACCCCTACGACCCGACCGCGGAGAAGGCGCTCATCGGCGTGACGCTGATGTCGCCGGAGCTGTGCCGCCAGCACTTCCTCGCGATCCGGCCGGATGACTGGTACGTCCCGTCGTCCCGGCACATCGCGATCGTGATCGCGGAGATGCTGGCCGCCAACCGCCCGGTCGACCCGAACACCGTCCTGGTCGAGGCGCAGTCTCGTGGCCTGGTTCCGGCGCGGATCAACCCGGCGGCGGTGTTCGACGCGGTGCAGGCGGCGTGGATGCCGGAGTCGGCGCCGCTGCTGGCGCAACGCATCCGGGATCTGTCGGCGGCTCGGAAGCTGTCGGAGGCGGCCACCAGGCTGGCGCAGCGGATGGAGGCGGCGTGGTCGTCTGGTGTGGACCGAGCTGACATAGCCAGCGCTGTGTCGGAGGCGCGGCGGGCGTGCGACGAGGCGGAGCAGATCGCCGCCGACCTCACGATCGCGCCGCCGACCCCGATGGGGGAGTTTCTCGCGGTGCAGGACGAACGCAGCTGGCTGATCCCCGGCCTGCTGGAGCGGATGGAACGCATCGTGCTCACCGGCGCGGAGGGTGGCGGCAAGACGGTGCTGTGCACCCAGCTCGCTACCTGCATGGCGGGCGGCACCCATCCGTTCACCGGCGAACCGCTGGGCTCGGGGGATAGGCACATCCGTGTGCTGGTGGTGGATTGCGAGAACTCGCCGGCGCAGTCGCGGCGCCGGTTCAAGTGGATGATCGGCCAGGTCGACGCCGCCCGTCACAAGCATGGCCTGTCGCCGGTGAACTGGTCGGAGCGGATGTTCATCGACATGCGCCCGGCCGGTATCGACCTGCTGTCGGGTGCGGACGCCGCATGGTTGGAGCGGGCGATCGTGGAGACGGCGCCGGATCTTCTGGTGCTGGGCCCGCTGTACAAGCTGCACCACGCCAACCCGAGCGACGAGACCGCAGCGCGTGAACTCGTGTGGGTGCTCGACGGTCTCCGGGAGCGGCACGGTTTCGCGTTGCTGACCGAAGCGCACGCCGGTAACGCGACCGACCCCAACGGGGACCGGATGATGCGCCCCCTCGGGTCGAGCCTTTTCCGGCGGTGGCCGGAGTTCGGGTTCGGTCTGCTGCGATCCAAGACCGATCCCGGCGGGTCACGCGCGTCGGTGGTGGACGTCGTGTCCTGGCGCGGTTCTCGTGAGGAGCGGTCGTGGCCGTCGAAACTCCAGCACTCCCACATCCTGCCGTGGATGCCCGCGGACCCGGACTACTACGCGACATTGCCGAGGACCGCATGACCGAAACCATCAAGCCGATCGAAACCCGCTACGGCGGTTGCCGCTTCCGCTCCCGCATCGAAGCGAGGTGGGCTCGGTTCTTCGACTACCTCGGCATCGGCTGGGAGTACGAGCCGCAGGGCTTCGACCTGCCTTCAGGCCCGTACCTGCCGGACTTCCTGCTCGACCTCGGCGACGGGGTGTGGTGGGAGGTGAAGGGCGCCGCGCCCACGCCTGCCGAGCGCGACCTGTGCTGGGAGCTGCTTCAGGCAACCGCGCGGCAGGTGTACCTCGTGCACGGCGGGATTCCTCGGGATGCTCTGGACCCGCCGCGGATCGAGCACGCTGGCGGGACGCCTGTCCGCTGGTTCATCCGTCCAGGCGTCATCGGGTTCATCCCTCACATCGGCACTTTCGATCAGACCGGGACCAACCATCCCCTTCTGGTCGCTGCATTCCGCGCGGCTCGGTCTGCGCGTTTCGAGTTCGGAGAAAGTGAATGAGCACGAAGCCCTTGCGGATCATCCGGGTACCGCAAGCCCCCGCCGGGCCGTCAGCGGCCGATCCGGCCCCCAGTAATCCGCATCCTGGTCCGTCCTCCTGCCCGAGGTGTGGCGCCTATGTCGCCGACGCGGATCTTCATGCGGCGCATCACGACCGCGCCGACGAGTGGGTGAAGCGGGTGAACGCCGTTTTGAACGACACGATGCGCCTTCTTCTGACCCGGGAAGGCATTCCCACGGCTGAAGAAACTACCCCCACTGATGGGGAATCCCAGATCGGAGACACCAAATGACCGACTCGATCACCAACAAGCACGGCACGGAGATCCGTGTCGGACAGGTGTGGGCCGACAACGACCCACGCAGCGAGGGACGCACCCTGAAGGTCGTCGCGATCGAGATGGGCTTTGTCCGACGCGCGGTGTGCGAGCCCGTGACCGAGATCGGGGGGAAACCGGCGAAGCCCGGACGCACCGTCCGCATCAAGGTGGACCGGATGTGGCCGACGTCCACCGGTTACCGGCTCGTGTCCGAGGGCGGTGAGGCTCTGTGAGCCCTCAGACCACCCGGAGACACCAGACCCCGACTGTTCGGCCCGCCACGGAGCCAGGAGGCGGCAAAGCAGGGCACCGTGACGCCCTCGCCTCGCTCGTCCTGCACTCCGCCTTGTCCCGACCCGGCAGCGGCATCGTCTCCAATGAGCACGAGGTCGCCGAAGCCATCCTCGCGGCTGGCTGGCGTCCACCCGCCGAGCGGATCGAGACCCCCGAAGGTCTGGCCATCCTGCCCACCGGCTCGGTGATCCGTTCCTGCAACGGCACCATCTGTTCGATCGACCACGGTGGGGCAGGCGAGTGGCGTGGGATGCACACCGTCCTGGATTTCGCGGCCACGTTCAGAATGACCGTCGCGGAGGTCGCCAAGGATCTGCCGGAGTCGTTCCCCTGGACCGTCCTCCACGCCCCCGACATCCCCGAAGGGCCCGGCGATGGGAACAGTTAATGCCGGTCTGTTCACTTCAACCACCGACGAATGGCCGACTCCTCAACCACTGTTCGATGCGCTGAATGCAGAGTTCCGATTTTCGCTGGACCCCTGCGCTAGTCGTGAAAATGCGAAGTGCGCGGCCTTTTTCACGCGCCGAGATGATGGCCTGGCGCAATCATGGGCGCCGCACACGGTGTTTATGAACCCGCCCTATGGCCGCGAAATGAAGCATTGGATTGCCAAGGCGCACATGGAGTCCCTTGTCGGAGCAACGGTTGTCTGCTTGATACCTGCCCGCACTGACACTGGGTACTGGCACGACCATGTCATGCACGCCGCTGAGCTGCGGTTCATCAAGCGTCGGCTCCACTTCTCGTGCGCTCGGCACGACGAGCGTCGTGAAAACGGCGAGGCGACAGCACACAACGCGCCTTTCCCCTCGGTTGTGGTGGTTTTCAAACCTGAGGCCGAAGGGCTGAAAGTTTCCGCGATCGATCGTGAAGGACGCCGGATTATCCAAGGGCCTTCACTGTTCGACATCACCGAAAGGCCCGCCGAATGAGCGACACCTACGACCCCGAAGAGTTCGGCGTCATCGCCCCGGCGCTAGCCGAGTGCGACGACGAGGAGACCGTGATGGCCGATAGCGACGGCTGGGATCCGTTCGGAGGCTTTGACGATGGCGAGTGACCGCGACACCCCGCAGGCCGAGCGCGCGAACAAGCCTGCCTGGGCTTGGTCGTCTGTCGATGATCCGGACCCGCACTACTCGAAATGCGACCGATGCGAAGCGTTCGCCCGATGGTCGATAGCCCAGGCAGAAGGAACCTTCGACATACGCGGCGACCTTGAGTTCATCACCCGATGGTTCGCCTGCGGTACCCACCTCAACCGAATCCTCACCGACGAAGAGTGGTGGCTCGACATGGTGCACGTGTACGACCTGACCAAACCCCCGGAGCGGGCATGACCAACAACAGATCGAGTGACCGCGAAACCCTCCGCATCATCGACCGCGCACTGTGGGTCGACCACGGCACCGGCAGCCTGGACGCCCTCACCCCCGAACTGCCGATCTGGGCGGATGAGTGGGCGGAACGCATCGTGGCAGCCGTCAACGGACGCCGGGTGATCACCGACCCGGCCGAGTTGGACGCGCTGCCCGAACTGTCGATCGTGCTCACTCACAACACCATCGGCTGGCAGATGACGGATCGCGACTACGACGGCGGGGCCATCTGGGAAGCGGGCACGGCCGGTGAGAGCAGCGCCCAACTGCTGGGCCACGGGCCCGTGACCGTCCTGTGGACCCCCGAGAACGGAGACACCGATGGACAGCACTGAAATCGACCGCATCGCAAACGATGTCGTTCGGACCGTCCTCACCTACGGGCTCGAGTTCAGCGACGTGTACGAGCACGACGACTGTGCGGATGCTTCGCAGGGCGACTTGCGGGCGATCCATGCCCGTGCGTCCTCAACCCTGCGGAAGCTCGCGGCGCAGTTCCAGGACGGAGACACCGAATGAGCTACCCGAAGGTCTGGTCCCCGAAGTGGCTGCGCGAATGCCTGTGTAGCCAGCAGTTCCATGCGCCGGATTCCCGGACGCGGGATGTCATCCAGCACCTCATCGACGTGCTGGACGAGCACCGGCCACTCGCCTCGAACGGCAAGCACGGCGATCTTCACACCCCGACGTGCGGATGCGATGAGGAGGCACGTCGATGACCCGCCAGTGGATCAGCGAGAAGAACCACGACTGGGTGATGGTGTGCGACCAGCCCGGTTGCCCCACCACCTCCGAACCGTTCCCGACCTCCCCGCCGCTGGAGTTGTTCCAGAAGCGGGGATGGTTCACCGCGAAGCTGTTCGGCGACATCTGCCCGGCCTGCCTGGCGAAGGGTGTGCAGCCGAAGGGCGAACCGTTCCGGGCGCGGAAGAAGGCGGAGGTCGACGCGTGAGCGACAACTGGATCGAACCCCGCGAGGTCATCGATCTTGTCGAGCGGTACGTCAGCGCGGAGCTTCGCGCCGCCAAGGACTACGAGAACCGGACCCCACTGGACAACTCCGGTGTGTGCTCGCTTCACCAGCTCGCGCGTGACATCTACGAGCAGGGCGTCAAGGACGGAATGGTGCAGGAGCAGATGCGGGACACGCGTGCCCGGCAGCGGGAAATCGACGCCGAGAAAGCGAAGGCCACCGAATGAGCACCCGAGAAGTCCTCGCCCGCGTCATCTCCGACCATCAGCTCACCGGCCGTATCAGCATCGGCTGCACTGCCTGCCCCGGCCTGGAGTTCATGACCAGCGTCGAGCACGCCGAGCATGTGGCGGACATGATCGCCGAACAGTTCCTGGTCGTCCCCCAGGGTGAGGTCGTCGGCCTGGAGTACGCCTGGGAGCATCGTGGACCGTCTGGGGTGAACAGGTGGGGCGCCGCCGACGCGGAGGTCGCCCGACTTGCCGCCCGCGCACGTCGTTTCGTGCTCGGGGAGGGCTTGGTGCAGCCGGTGTTCCGCTCGACGCTGGCGTGGTCCCCGCTGCCCGAGAACGGAGAGCAGCCGTGAAGACCACCGACGAGGCCGCCGAACTCGGCGGCTGTGGCTACGAATGGGACCACACCGTCCGGGTGGGCGAGAGCGTCTGCCAGGAGTGCGGCGCCGAGGTGTTCGATGAGGACGGAGAGCGGCCGTGACCCCCGCCGAGTGGATCGCTGAGCAGACCGCGCGCCTGAACATGCTCGAGACATGGCGCGGCGAGGAGAACTACCCCGGTGACCGCGAGGTTCTGGAGGCGGAGATCGAAGAGACCCGCCGTGTCCGGGATGACTTCATCGAGTTCGCCGCGCACACCTACCGGCTGGACGGAGAGACCCGATGACTGACCAGACTCCATCCCTCGACGAGTTCCGCCGGGTGTACGAAGCCGACAACAATGCGTGGTGGCGGCTGGAGTGCGGCCACCACATGAACCTCTTCGACGCAGCGCTGGAAAAGCTCGATGCGATGCTGGAGTTGGCGCGCGACCGCAAGGACGACCTGGTGATTGCGCAAGCTCGCATCGCCGAGCTGGAGGCGCAGTTCGACCGCGTGAGGAAGGTGCACGAGCCGATCGAAGCCCTCAACGTCCGCTACCCCGGCGGGCGTCTCACTCAGGTGTGCTCTGGGTGTGGCACCGACGCCGGCAACTGGCAGATGTACCCGTGCCCGACCATCCGCGCGCTGGATCGGCCCAGCACGGCCGCCGAGCTGCGGGAGGTGCAGCCGTGAGATACACCCACGGCGCTGGTCCCGTCGAGCAGGCGATCCTGCGCCTACTCGCTGACGGCAAACCACGCTCCGCTCGCCAGATCATCACCGCCCTGCACCTCAACAAGAGTTCGGTGTACTCGGCTCTGTCAGTCATGCGGGGGCAGGAGTTCCGGCATCCCGCCCTTGTCTCGATTCACGCCGGGCCGCCGACTGTCGACGTGCAGGTGTGGACCATCACCGGGGTGGGGCGGCTGACAATCCGGAAGGGGTCCAAGTGATGGGCCGCCTGTTCATCCCTGGCGTGCCAGCACCGCAGGGCAGCAAGAGGCACGTCGGTCACGGCCGCATGATCGAGTCGTCCGCCGCGGTCGGCCCATGGCGTGAACGCGTGGCCCTCGCTGTGCACAACGAGCATTGGCCGCTGCTGTCCGGTCCGGTCGTGGTGGATCTGACGTTCGTGATGCCACGCCCGAAGTCCGCCCCGAAGACCCGCACCCCACCGGCGATCAAGAAGCCCGATCTGGACAAGCTTGTGCGCGCGATTTTCGATGCCTTGACGGGTATCGCGTTCGATTCCGACGCGCAGGTGGTGGAGTTGCACGCGAGCAAGAGGCTTGCCGATCCGGGGTGTCAACCGGGAGTGTGGATCACCGTCGCAGACCTGACCGCCGAGGCGGCGTGAAATGCCGTGTGACCTGGTAAAATTGAGCGTGGCCGGGGGTCTGTACACCACCCGGCCACGGACCGAATCTGCACGACGAGAAGAGAGATTCAGCCAATGACAAATCCTACCGAGCCGCCCATCCTCGAGGAATTCATCGAGGCGAGACTGACCGAGCGCGCCGCCGACCTCGAGACCATCAGGCGAGCCCTGTTCAATGCCGAGATGGATCGGCGCGGCACCGGTCCCGGCTCCGCCAGCTTCGGCAGCGTCATGTCGCGCCTGAGGAGACAGCGACCAAGCTGCTCGCGTTCCCACGCCGCGTGTATGACCTCTGGGACCGGGGTCAGGTGGCGCTCGCCGCGATCTGGTCTGACCATCCCGACTTCCGTCCCGAGTGGATGTCCGCAGGGGAAGGAGCTCGACCATGACCGATGCTGCTGATCCCGGTCCATATCGAGTGAACCTCTACGGGGAGTCGACCGGCCCTGAAGGCCAGTATCTGGTCTGGCACAGCGGAAGCCGCCTCGAAGTCGAGACCGCCGAGTCGTTACAGGAAGCGCTCGAGGACGCGCAGCGGCACGAGTCGAGTGAGTACTCGATCTTCGAACACATCGAAGGCCCAGCGGGAGATGTCCCCGCGCGCGATGTGCAGCGCTGGCTGGACAAGCTGAGCCGCGAGGAGAGCAACCGGTGGCTGGCGCGGCGGGAATCCGACCGCGGAAGGGTCCGCTACCGCGTCGTTGTACGCAGCCTGGACGGCGAGCATGAGGGTGTCTATGAAACCACCTTCAGCGAAGTTGCCGCTCTCTCGTATGCCCGGGAGTTGAACCTGCCCGGTCGGGTGCGGGTGTATTCGACGATCGTGGGCGACTTCAAAAGCTTCAGCAAGGACGACCAGACCACGGTCTTGGATTACGGCGATGATATCCCGCCCGCCGAGGAAGGAACGCACCCATGAGCTGGGACGCCACCCTGATCGATGACCGCGGTCACGTCGAAGGCGACTGGAATTTTACGCATAACTGCAACCGGATGGCGAACGCGATCGTCCACCCCGATGAGGCCACCGACCTGCCCGTCGGCAAGGAAGTCCTGTTTCCCAAGGCGGACGGTCGCGAGTGGCAGTCCTGGTGGGAAATCCTGGACGGGATGGAGGGCAAGGAAGGGGCCGAGTTCCTCACGAAGATCATCGCCGGGTTGGAGGCTGAGCCTGATCGGTTCCGGGCCATGAATCCCGCGAACGGTTGGGGCAGCTACGACGCCTTCCTCGAAAGGCTGAAGGAGATGAGGGACCGGGTTCCCGAATGGCCCTGCTCATGGCGGGTTTCGGGATGACGACGAGAGAGATTCAGCCAATGACAAATCCTACCGACCGCCACCCGATCGGCGGTGACCTGTAGTGGGTACGTACACCGAGGTTTTCGTCCGCGCCCACGTGAAGCGCGACGCCCCTGCCGAACTGCTGGACTGGCTCGACCACATCGCGAACGGCGATGACACCGTCAAGAACGGCGAGCCCGACCCGTGGCAGCCGTATGACAATCATCCGTTCTTCGATGAGGCGCGCGGCTGGGAGCGAATGTTCTGCTCGGGCGGCGCGGTGTATCAGATCAGCCGACGTGTTCAGTTCAAGCGAGCCCAGGCATCGTATGAGCGGCATGAGCTGATCTGCCACGCTTCCGCGAAGTATGTGCCGGTCGATGAGTTCTTGGAGTGGATCTCGCCGTGGCTGGACCACTCGCCGGGCGACTTCCTCGGCTACTCCCTGTATGAGGACTCGCGCCCGGATGGCTGGTACGACAAAGGCCCGGATCAGGAGCGCCCGACGCTGATCTTCATGCCGGAGAAGGTGGCGCCATGACCTCTGATACCCCGTTGTCCCGCCTGCGTGCCGGGCTCGACCGAGACGAACAACTCGCACGGGCAGCGGCCGAACGCGCGGCAGAATGGCGCTCAGACGGCAAAGGCGTGGCTGGTGGACCGTTCACCCCCGCCGATCCCGAGTGGGGGATGGAGGAGTCCGGTACGCACACCATCGTCTACGACGAGGGCTGGCCGCTGGCGTCCGAAGCGCATCACATCGCCCGCCAATGCCCCCAGGCCACACTGGACCGGGTGGAGGCGATACGGGAGGTGATCGCCGACTATCAGCGCAGGCTGCCGTCCGACGATGATCCCGCATTGGAGGATCCAGAGTTCCGCGCATCATGGATGGGGTATCGGATCGCTGGCGAGCTGTTCCTGCGCGCCCTGGCCTCCATCTATCCCGAGCCCACCGACGAGACGGAGACCCCGTGACCGACGAGGTTCGATGCAGCTTCGAACTGCGCAGCCCCGCACCCGATCACCCCGGCATGTTCAACTACACACGCCTGTGGATAGACAGCTACCACCAGGACGGGTCGATCCACACCGCCCATCCGCCCACAGTCGGCGACACTGTTTGGCTTGTCGCCCACGACATAGCTGGTGAAACCTATCGGGTGATCGCGCGAGACTGGTCGTATCCCGCGTATGGGTCGAGTGATTGGCCGCGTGGCCAGAAGGATTGGAAGCGGGGGCCGATTCTGCGCTGCCTGGTCGAACTCGCAGAGGGCTTCATCCAGGATGAGGCACCGTATGCCGACGAGACGGAGAAGCCGTGAGCGACATCCTGAGCAAGGAACAAACCGAAGCCTTGGTGAGGCTGAGCCGCAACCTGAACGCATGGGGAGAGGAGTTCGCCGCCAAGATGAACGCCCTCGGCCAAGCCTGGACGACGAGCGTCCGAGCCGCTGTTGCCGACGCGGTGCTCAAGGCCGAGGCCAAGCGCGACGAGGAGAAGCCATGAGCGACAAGCCCTACAGCGGCGACTACATGCGACTCCTGGGCGGAGGTGAACGCGTGCGCTGGGTCGACCTCGACGGCACGACGTTCACCGGCGTCATCCAGGACCCCGTCATCGTCGAGAACGGCGTATGGACGATCACGATTGGGGAGGAGAAGCCGTGAGCGACATCGCGAGTGAGTACGTCATCCGGACAGATGGCGAGTCCACTGGTCCCGCTGGTCGGTATCTCGTCTGGAGTACCGGCTGGGACAAGCTGGAAGCGAACCCGTGCGAGTCTTTGCAGGAAGCCCTTGAGATGGCATGGGAAGCCGACCGTAGCGAGTACGACTCCTTCGACTGCATCGAAGGCCCGGCCGGTGTCGTTCCGGACCTCGGCGTTCAAGCCTGGATCAGGGCCAGAGTCCGCGCCGCCGCTGGGGCCCTTAAGGCTGCCGCAGCGGCCGACGAGGGCACGGTGGCGTACCAGGTGAGACTGCGCCACCCGGACGGGCGTCGATCCGCCGAGTGGGAGAGCTACAAGACCGAGGAGGAGGCGCGCGAGGGTGCGGCCCTGGCTGGACCGCCCGAGCGCGTGCAGATCAAGGTCGTCGAGTGGCGCCGCTCAACGGCGGGCGTGTATCACCCGGAGAACGAACGCATCATCAAGGACTGGGGTTCGTCGGACTGATCCGCTACCGTGTATCCCTGACAACCAGTTCGCATCGCTGCCGCACTGGCAAGGCCACTCCTTCTAGCGGGGTGGCCTTGGTGCTTTCCGGGGTTTGACCTGGATGTGTGGCGACTCGAGTTCCGCGGCGAAGATCGATAGACTGCTATCCATGGGCAACGTGCGGTCGTTGGATAATCCGAACCACATGTTCATCGACCGTCAAGAGGTCAAGCAGCTACGTGAACTGCTGCATGGGATTCCAGCGCTCGCGCTCGAACTCGGCATCGCCGTCACGAAGCAGGCACGGCTCGGCGAGGTAGGCCGCTCCCGCAAACCGCGCCGGCCATCCGAGCAGCCTTTGCCGTACCACGTCGGCGCTGCTGAAGCGGCTGATGCTCTGCACAATGAACTGTCGGGCTGGGTGCGGTTGACATGCGAGCAGCGCGCCATCGACTACACCGGCCCAACGTCCACGCCAGGGCTCGCACGATGGCTGGAGCGCAACATCATCGCGCTGGGCATGACCGAAGGCGCGGAAGCCGCCTACCCCGGCCTCAGGGACGTTGTGCAGGCCGCTGAATGGATCGTCTGCCCTCCGCAGCGTCCCGTAATGGACGTGGACCATGAGAAGGTCGCTCGCGCCCGCGAACTGCGGCTCAACGCCATGGGGATCGTCGCACTGGCCAAGGAACTCGGCGAGGAATACCGTCACCTCACGCCCGGCCGCATAAAGGTGCTGAAGCGGTCCGAGAAGATCAAGCCCGTACCGGGCCCGTGGCATCCAGGCTGGCCGAAGTTGTACGTGGTCGGAGAGGTGTTGGACGCCCATCTGTCGGTGCCGATCCGGCAGCGACACGCTGAGGCGAGCTGACCGGCCCGACTTCTTAGCACCCCCGCCGGATGCTACGCTGAGCGCGTTCGCGCGTGTTGTGTCCGCGCTTCCCACAATCCTTTTTCAGATCCATTCGGCAATTCGCCCCGTCAGGCGTCTGACCTGCGGGCATCTTTTTCAGCCGTGAGGAGCCCCTCTGTGGACCTGTACTCCCTTATCCGTCTCCTGCTCCATCCCGCCCCCCTGCGGACGCTGGAGTACGTGGCACCGATCGGGTTCCTGCCGCTGTGAAGTACTGGCTGGCCCGCTATCTCCGCCGCTGGGCCGACCGTCTCTACCCACTCCCACCTCCTCAGGTGGAGTTCGAGGCCATCCACTTGCCCAACAGCCGCACCACCGTGTTCCGGGACAAGCGAACCGGGGAGATCACTGGTTGTTGCGGTACAGCGCCATCTGAGCACCGAGAAGAGGCCAACTGATGCGCAAGAGGATCGCAGGCTGGTTCATCCGTACCGGGCAGCGCATCTACCGGCCGACGGTCGAGGAGATGGCCGCCGAGGTCAAGCAGATCGTGTTCGCCGACGGGTCCAGCTGCCCGCTGAAGCCCGCCATGACAGTCAACAACTACGGCATGGACCCGGCTGCCGCATCGGCAGCGGTAGAGCGCCAATGGCGGCGTCGGGATCTCGGACGCGGCCGTCGGTGAGCAACCTAGCCGACATCTGGGACGCCCTCGTGCTTCGTTTCACCCGCTTCCTGATCCGCCGTTTCCATGTCGACATCTACCGCTAAGCGCTGGCTTGAGCGCCGCCACCTGATCCTTGGGTGGTTGTGGATCGTCCTCGCTGCCCCCGCCCTTCTGTGGTGGAAGGACAGCGTGCTGTTCGTGATCCTGCTGTCGCTGTACGCCAACGCTGAAGCTTCATTCGCGGCGCACAACGCGAAGAAGCGATCCGATGACTGAAGGGCAGGGTGTGAGCGAAGAGAAGGTCGTCCGAGAGGCCAGGTTCCGCGGCCACGAAGGACGCGACCAACGCACACCCCCGCCCGGGTACGAGAAGATGGGCGGCGAGTTCGTCTCGCCCGAGTTCAAGGCGTTCATCCAGGCCGCGATGGAGGGCAAGCTTCCGACGCCGGCGAACGTGCCGGAGCAGGACCCGAGAGTGGTGGCCCTCGCTCAAGAGCTGATGGTCATTCATCTCCCGGAGTGGCACGCTCCCAACGGCAGGAAACTCGCCGGACCGACGTCGATGCAGATCGGCGGCGCTATCCGCGTAGCGGAGTACCTGATCCAGCGCGGCGTCGAGTTCCATCCCGAGAACGCCACCATCCGCTGGATAGCCACACCAGGCGTCCCCTCGGGAGCCTCTGACCAGGGCAAGCACCTGTACCGCAACGAAGACGGGTCTTGGCCGGAGATCCCGGACGCCGAAGAGTTCTGGGACATCGACGATATCGAGGTCAAGCAGCTCAACGACGGTCGCTGGTGCGCGTTCCACCCCCGCGGCATCGAATGCACCGACCCGTCCAAGACCGAAGCCTTCGCCATGTGTGTAGAGCGTGTCCGCGCGAAGGTCGCAGAACTGAAGGGCGAGAAGTGATCGACATAGAGGACTTCATCGCCGCGCGCCTCGCCGAGGACGAACAGCAAGCACGCTGGGCGGTAGAGGGCCCCGCTCGCATCGAACCCAATTGGGACGTGATGCGATACGAGCAGGACGGCACGCACGCGACCACTGTCGCAGACTCCTCGGGCGTCTTCCTCGCGCCTGAACTCGGACGGCTGTCCGACCACATCGCCCGCCACGATCCCGCTCATGTGCTTCGCCAGTGCACCGCGATTCGGTTGCTGATGCGTGATGCGGGAAGTCTCGCCGTAAACATCGGCACGCCCAGTTCGGAGATGGACGCGATGTTCGCGCCGATCGCCGCGATCTGGTCCGACCACCCCGACTACCAGAGCGAATGGAAGCCGCAGTGATCCGCATCAACGACCGCCAGGACCCCCAGCAGGGCTCTCAGGTGATCTCCGGCGCCCAGCTGGTCGACACCAGCGATCCCCGTTCTCGGGTGTTCAGCGTCGAGCAGGGAGAGTTCGCCGCCCGCCTTCAGGGCACGGTGGCCGGCGACCGGTTCCTGGTGGCGATCGGTGACCCCGATGTGGAAGAAGGTGTGGAGCCGGACGTCTGGTACGGGGTGGTGGAGCGGTGGCAGCCCGCAGGGAGCAAGGTGCTCGTAACCGCTCGCGCGGCACGCAGCGTCGAAGAGTCTGTCCACTGGTAAGCGCGACGTTTCCGCTGGTCGCATCGAATTCATCGGTATGTTTTGTGACAGGAGTGAATAATGGCCGGGTTCTTGTTCGGACTGCTCTGGGAAGCCATCACGTGGGACAACTTCCGTATCCCTCACGCCATCATCGGTGCCGTCACTGGCTCGGCCGGTAGCTGACCGCCGCCGGGTAGGCAATGCCCAAGGCGTCGCGCCGTTGCCCATCACCGGGCTGCGCCAACCTGATCAAGCACACCACCTACTGCCCCGACCACACCACGTCATGGGTAGTTACCAACCGATGGCAGCGCCCACCGGGCTGGGATAAACTCAGGGAATCCATCCTCGAGCGCGACAACTGGGTGTGCTACATCTGCGGCAACCCCGGCGCCGACACAGTGGATCACCTCACCTCACTCGCGAGAGGCGGCACCAATGCACCCAGCAACCTCGCTGCTGTGCATGACCGCACGCCACCGCACTGCCACCGCGCCAAGACCAACCGTGAGCGCGCCGGCAAGCTCTGACCCCACCGCCTAGGCCCGGGACCCCCCTCCCCGGGCCGGCGGCCATACAGGGGCGTTCTGCACATTTCCCTCCGTACGACCGAGGGGGTCGCGCCCGCCACGGGCTGGCCCCGCGAAGGAGGTGCCGTCATGGCTGCTTCGAAGCCGTCGGGCCTGCGGGCCCGCCGCAACAAGACCTCCACTCGGGCGACACTTCGCGCGGTGGAGAACCCGGACATCCCAGCGCTTCCCGATCATGTGGACTGGCACCCTGCGGTGCTGGCGTGGTGGGAGGACTGCTGGTCTTCGCCGATGGCGCCGGAGTGGACCGAGTCGGATCGGCACACGCTGTTCCTGGCTGCTCGCCTGATTCAGCAGGTGTGGGATGACGACACCTCGGCGGCGTCGCGTGTGACCTCGGCGGCGGAGGCTCGGCACCATCTGCGCGAGTGTGGCCTCACCCCCATGGCCCGGCGTTCGCTGCAGTGGGAGATTTTCCGCGGTGAAGAGGCGGAGGAGCGGACCAAGCAGCGCCGCGCCGCCCGGAAGCCGTCGGCCGCGCCGGATCCGCGGCAGGCCGCGCGCGGCGCGTAAATGCTCCGCATCGTCCCCCCGCTCGAGGACGAGTCCTTCCCAACCCTCGGCGATCAGGTTGTCGAGTTCATCGAGGAGAAGGCGGTCTTCGGGCCCGGCAGTCTCAAGGGGCAGCCTGCGCGGCTGAACTCCGACCAGAAGCTGTGGATCTACCGCGCCTATGAGGTGTTCCCGCAAGGCCATCCCCGCGCTGGTCGGCGACGGTTCCAGCGTTGCGGGCTCAGTGTCCGGAAGGGTTCGGCGAAGACGGAGCTGGCGGCATGGATCGCGTTCGCTGAGCTGCACCCGGACGCGCCGGTGAGATTCAACGGGTTCGAGAAGGACGGAACCCCACGTCTGGGCCGACCGGTGGCCGATCCGTACATTCCGATGCTCGCCAACACTCAGGAGCAGGTCGCCGAGCTGGCGTACGGCGCGCTGATGGTGGTGTGCGAGGAAGGCGCCGACCCCGAGTGCTTCGACATCGGCCTGGATCGCATCATCCGCATCGGGCACGACAGCCGGGCAGACGGAAAAGCGGTTCCGTTGGCCGGCGCGCCGAACGCCCGAGACGGTGCGCGCACCACCTGCCAGATCCTGGATGAGACCCACCGCCTCTACCTGCCGAATCACAAAGCGGCGGTAGAGACGATGATCGCCAACTTGCCGAAACGGCCGCTCGAGGATCCGTGGATGGCCTCATTCACCACTGCGGGTCAGCCGGGACAGGATTCGGTCGCGGAGGACGAGTTCTTCGAGGCCGAGAAGATCGCCCGGAATGAGGTAGAGCGCCCGTCGTTCTTCTTCTTCCACCGCCAAGCCTCCGACGGCTATGACCTGGACCGGTACGAAGACCGAATCCAAGCGATCACCGAAGCCTCCGGCCCGGATGTTGCGGAGTGGTCGGATATCGAGGGCATCGCAGGGCAGTGGGACCGGCCGAAGGCAGACAAGACCTACCTCGAGCGAGTCTGGACCAACCGGTGGACGCAGATGGCTGCGCAAGCGTTCGACGTCCGGAAATGGAACACGCTGCAGCTGACCGGCGAGGTGATCCCGGTCCGCTCAAGAGTGACGATCGGCTTCGACGGCGCCCGGATGCGCGACGCCACAGCGTTCGTAGTCACCGACATCGCTACCGGCTTCCAGGAACTCGCTGGCTTGTGGGAGCGGCCGGACGACGCCGAGGAGGACTGGGAAGTCCCCGAAGCGGAGGTAACCGCGAAGCTCGACGAGCTGATGAAGCGGTTCCGTGTCGAGCGGCTGTATTGCGATCCGCCGCACTGGAACAACACCGTCGGTGAATGGTCGGTGCGCTACGGCGACGAGATCGTGCAGGAGTGGTGGACCAACCGCACCCGGCCGATGGTGAACGCGATCGGTGACTTCACCGAGGCGATAGACACCGGCCGGATCTCCCACAACGGCGACCCGGACCTGGCCCGGCATATCGGCAACGCGGGCAAGCGCGTGACGAACTTGCTGGACGAGCGTGGGGAGCGGATGTGGATCCTCGGAAAGCTGCATCCGACGAGGAAGTTCGACGCGTGCATGGCCGCGATTCTGTCGTGGCGGGCACGGATGGATGTCGTGGCGAAACCACCCGAGAAGAAGACCCGCGGCCGCAGGGCCGCCCGGATCCGGTGAGGCGGTGAGCGGTGGAAGGCGCTGATGAGGTCGGCTCGCCCGCCTGGTGGTTCGAGAAGCTGATGCGAGGGTTCGACGCGCGCGTGCCGCAGCGTTGGAATCCCGATATCGGGTACTACGCCGACCCTCGGGACGCTGACAGCCGCCGGGATCGCCTGGAGCGGTTGTGGGCGTACTACATCGGGCGTGCGCCGCTGCCGCAGGTCGCCTCGGAGTACACCGAGGTGTTCCGGGCGGTGATGCGCAAGGCCCGCTCGAACTATGCCGGCATGTGTATCGCGGCGATGCTGAATCGGATGGCGCTGAACAGTGTTTCCACTGGTGTCGACAACGTGGGTGGGGATGATCTGGCGAATCAGATCGCCGAGGTGTCCAACCTCGAGGCGGAGATTCAGGATCTGTTCGCCTACCTGTTCGTGATGAGCGAAGCGTATGCGATGGTGGTCGCTCCGAAGCGGGGGAGCACGGCGGCGCCGTTGATCAAGGCGCTGGATCCGCGCAATTGCATCGGCGACCCGCACCCGGACAACCCGCAAGTACTTCGCGCGTTGCTGGTGCGCAGTTATGACGCGATGTTCGACGAGGACAAGGCGACCCTGTTCCTTCCCGGGAAGATGTTCCGGGCGAGGAAGCCGGCCAACCAGTTCGGTGTCAGCTTCTCGAAGTGGGAATGGGACGGCGAACCCGAAGACGTCGTGGGAATCGACGAACTCGGTGGTATCCCGGGCATCCGGATCGACAACAAGGATGGACAGGGCGAGTTCGAGCCCCACCTGGATCTGCTGGACCGGATCAACGACACCACGTTGCAACGGATCGTCATCGCCTGGTACCAGTCGTTCAAGCAGCGCGCGGTGGAGGGCGACCTCGAAGGCGACGACGACGAGCCGTTGACGCTGGAGGAGTTCAAGGAGATCTTCTCCGCGGATCCGGGCGCGTTGTGGCGGGTTCCGGCGGGCGTGAAGTTCTGGGAGTCCACCCAGGCTGACCTGACGCCGATCATCAACGCCAAGCGTGACGACGTGCGCGAGTTCGCCGCGGTGACGACGACCCCCATGCACCTGATCAGCCCCGACTCGGCGAACCAGTCCGCCGAGGGCGCGAGCCTGGTGCGGGAGGGCATCAACCATAAGGTGAAGGACCGCCGCGCCCGGGTAGCGCCGAAGATCAAGTTGCTGTTCCGGATGGCGTTCGCGTTCGCGGGCCAGGCCGAGCGGGGCGCGAAGGTCAAGCTGGATTGGGGTGCGCTGGAGAGCAACAGCCTCGCTGACAAGGGTTCGGCGACCGCGCAAGCGAAGGGCGTGCTGTCCACGAAGCGGATCCTGGTGGACATCTGGGGCATGACGCCCCAGGAGGCGGAAGAGAACATCACCGAGCTCGCCGCCGAACAGCTCCTGAGCATGGCGACGGCGCCGACCACTCCTGCGCAACAGAACCAGAACCAGCAGCAGCCTGAGCGGCCTGAACAGGTCCCGGCGTGACGCAGCCGACGCAGCCGCAGCAGACCAGCTACGCGGACGCGTACGCAACGGCCGCGGCCCTGTATGTGGCCGCGCAGGCGGCACAGTCGTCGAATTCCGAAGAGGACGGGTTCGCCTCACTGGCGGCGATGATCCGGGCCGCCACGGCGGCCATCGGTCGAGCGCAGACCTCGGCGGCCGAGCGGATCACGCAGCGGTGGCGCAACACCAACCCGTACGACGACCGTGAGGTGGCGAACTTCGCGGTCGACGCGGGCCGGGTGATGACATCTACGCAGCAGGTGGTTGCCAGGGTGACCGCGGCCAGCCAGACCGCGGCGTTTCAGGCCGCGGGCGCGCGGATCGTGGTCGCACAGCGTGTCCCTGACGATGTCCGGACTCTTGCCGCTCCAACACCGGAAGCGGTCGAGGAGCCTCGGCACCGCACCCGTGTTCATGTCACCTATGACGACGGTAGCGAGCGCACCGTGGCGCGGGAGGAAGCGACCAACGCCCGGGTGTTCGAGCGCGTCGCGGAAACCTACCGCTACAGCCGATCCCGCGGCCGGACGCACGCGCAAGCGACTCACGCGGCGGAGAACCGGGTCGCGACGATCGTCGACGGCAACTTGCAAGCCGTCCGCGCCCGCGTCGAGTACCAGGCGATGACCCAGACGCAAACCGTCGACCTTGACCGGACTGTTGTCGGGTATCGCCGCATCATCCACCCAGAAATGTCCATGGGTGGCGTGTGCGGCATGTGCGTGGTCGCCGCGGACCGCATGTACACCGTCGAGACCCTGAAGGCGATCCACTTCCTGTGCAAATGCACGGTGCTGCCGGTCTTCGAGGACTACGACCCCGGCCGGTTCCTCAACCGCCAAGACTTGGACGCCTTGTACGCCGCCGCGGGCGGAAACACCAACCGACGGCTGAAGCGCACCCGGTACAAGGTCGTCGACCACGCCGAGCTCGGCCCGATGCTGGTCCCCGAAAAGGGATCTCCGGTGCCGTACTTCCCGGTCCCCGCCGATCCGGCGGTCTAGACGTTCCGCCTGACGGCGGCCGGCCCCGACAGGGGCAATCCATTCACTCTCCGACAGGGAGACTCGATGCCCCACCTGCCCATCCATCCTGTTACCGGCCTGCGTGCGCTCGGCATGAGCAAGCGGGGCCCGATCTGGCCCGTCCTCGGCGGTTCCGAGGATGCACCCGACGCCCCGGAGACTCCGGATGCGCCGGAGATGACCCCGCACGGCTTCCCGAAGAAGACGCCGGTCGAGGACATGGCACCCGAGCAGCAAGCCGCCTACTGGAAGTACCACGCCCGCAAGCATGAAGGCGCCGTCAAGGCGTACGGGGGTAAGACCCCGCAGCAGATCGCGGAACTGGAAACCCAGCTTCAAACGCTCCAGTCGGAGCGGATGAGCGCCGAAGAGAGGGCCGTCGCAGACGCCGTCTCTCAGGCACAGGAGGCGACGCGCGCAGAGGTCGCGCAGGAATGGCAGGGCAAATACCGGACCGCACGCCTGGAAGCGATCGCCGGTCGGATCCTCACCGATGAGGAGCAGCTGAAGTCGTTCATGGACATCGTCGACACGGCGAAGTTCGTCGGCGAGGACGGCGAGATCGACGCGGAAGCGGTGACGAGGCATCTCACCACCATCTACGGCCAGCCCCGCCAGTTCGGCTCGGGCCTGCCGCAGCACCGCGATTGGGGCCAGCACTCCACCAGGCCGCCGGGCGCCTCCGGCATCGAGCAAGGAAAGGCCGCGGCCGCACGCCGGCACGGCACCAAGACCACTTAACCGAAGGAGGAACGCATGTCCACGGACATTGCGCTCGTCACCACCACCTACCAGGTGGACAACAAGCAGTGGTTGCTCGCGCGCCACGGCACCGATCACAGCCCCAACGTGACCCTCGACATCAGCCTGTTCTCGCAGAACAACGTGGACGAGGTCCAGACGGTCACCATCACCGGATCGCCGACCGGCGGCACCTGGACTCTCACCCTTTCCGGGCAGACCACTGCTGGCATTGCCCACAATGCGGCCGCGTCGGCGGTGCAGTCTGCTTTGGTGGCGCTGTCCAACGTCGGCGCTGGTGACGTCACGGTCACCGGCTCGGCGGGTGGGCCGTACACCGTGACCTTCGGTGGCGCTCTGGCCGACCGGAACGTCGCGCAGATGACCGCCAGCGGCGCCGGTCTGACCGGTGGCTCCTCGCCGTCGGTTTCCGTCACGACAGCTACGGCGGGCGTCACCGGTCACTACCCGAACGGCTACATCCCGTCGGGTTGCGTGATTGGTCAGGTCACCGCTACCGGCCTGTTCGGCCCGTACGACGATACTGCCAGCGACGGCCGCGAGGTCGCCTACGGCATCACCTTCGCCCCGGTTCAGGCGGTCCGCCAGAACGGTTCGGTTGTCGATAAGGCCGGTACCGGCGCGCTCGTGCACGGCATCGTCTCGGCCAGCAAGCTGCCGTTCCAGACCGGCCCCGGGTCGATCGACACCAACGGCAAAGCAGACCTGAAGAACATCCGGTTCGAGGCGTAAGGGAGAGCTGAACAATGGGTCTTTTCCTCGACGGCCCCGTCCCGTTGGACGCGACCGCAACCTATACACAGAACATCCCGACGCCCTCGAACCTGGCGTTTTCGAACCTGTTCCCTCGCAGGGACTTCGACACCGACACGGTGGACTTCGTGGAGATCGTGAAGACCAACCGGGCCGCGAAGTACCGCCACTGGGACGGTTCGCCGTGGGTGTCGGCGCGTGACACCGGTTCGGAGAAGCGTGTCAAGATGCTCCCGCTGGGCGGTCAGCTGTCCCAGGGTGAGTACGAGCGGCGTCAGATCGAGTTCGCCAACATCGGCGGCACGATCCAGGCGAAGCTGGTCAACGCGGTCTACAACGACCTCGACAACCTGACCATGCAGGTCTTCAACCGGGTCGAACTGGCCTGGGGCGATGTCCTCACCGATGGCGTCATCAACATCAACGAGAACGGCGTCCAGCAGGAGGTCGACTTCGGCATCCCTGGCGATCAGGTCGTCGCGCCGGGCACGTTGTGGTCCGATATGACGAACTCCACCCCGCTCACCGACCTCATCGCCTGGTCGGACGTGTACGAGGCCACCAACGGCACCACGCCGGGCCGGATCGCGACCTCCCAGCAGGTGCGCCGCCTGGTGGAGCAGAACAAGCAGATCATCGACGCCGTCTACGGTGCCACTCAGGGCAAGACCCGGGTCACCACCGCGGAATTGAATGGCCTGCTCGAGAGTGAAGGGCTGCCGACGTTCGGCACCGACTACAACAGCAACTTCGATGTCGATGGCACCTCCACTCGGGTGCTGGCGGCGAATAAGCTGCTGTTCCTGCCGGACAACCTCGGCGACCTCGGGTTCACCGCGTGGGGCACCCCCACCACGGCGATGGAACTGCAGTCCCGCAACGTTCAGCTCGAGACCGCCTCCGGTGTTGTCGGCGTGATCGTGCGCGAGGACGGCATCCCGTTCCGCAAGTTCACCTACGTGGACGCGGTCGCTCTGCCCATCCTGGCGCAGCCGAAGAAGCTGCTGGTTGCGACGGTGATCGCATGAGTCGCCTGAACGTCTACGTCTACGTCACCGACGACATGGGCACCGTTCATGCGTTCGGGCCGGATCATGTGGTACCCGACTGGGCGCGCAACAAGATCACGAACCCGAACGTGTGGGCTGACGCAGAGAAGGCCGCCGACGAGTCCGCGGCCATCGACTCTGCCGACGAGCCGGCCACCGAGAACCCGGACGGCCCGCCGCCGCAGGGCGGCCCCGGCGCATCCCGGCAGAAGTGGGCGGACTATGCGTCCGCTCACGGTGTCGAGGTCGAAGCTGACTGGAAGCGTGAGGACATCATCGCCGCGTGCGAGAAGGCCGGAGTGCCGGTCTGATGTTCGCCACCGCGGACGACGTGCGCGCACGATACGAGGGAGTCATTCCCGAGTCGCGTGACGCATGGCTTGCGGCGAAGATCGAGGACGCTGAGAACCTCCTGATCAGCCTGGTGCCGTCGATGGCTACCACCAGCGACGCCGCCAGGCTAGCCAGGGCGAAGGCGATGGTCTCCGACGCGATCCTTCGCGTGTTCCGTAACCCGTCAGGGGCTTCACAGGAGACAGCGTCGGTGTTCAGCGTGTCCCGTGCGAAGGGACCGGACTCCGGGCTGCTGTATTTCCCGGAAGACGAACTCGACGCCCTGCGCGGCATCGGCAAGCGAGCCAAGTACGGCACCATCCGCACCACGCCCTGGAGGGTGGATGTCTTCGGCCGGTGAGGCGTGATGCAAGCCTCGCAGACGGTGGAGTACCACGAATACACCCCCGGCGGGCCTGACCCGTACCGGAACCCAGCGACATTCGCGCCGCCGCTGGATCAGCCCGGCACCGAAGTGCTGGTCTACGGGTGGCATGTCCCCTCCACTTCGGATCCGAAACTCGCCGGCCATCCCGACAGGGTGATCGTCGACGTCGAGCTACTGGTTCCGGCGGGATTCGTGCCAACGCCGAAGAGTCGCATCGACCTTCCGGCGGGTCCAGCGGGACGGTTCGAGGTCATCGGAGATGTGCAGGACTGCAACCACGGCCCGTTCGGGTGGCAGCCCGGCTCGGTAGTGAACCTGAGGAGGGTGAGCGGCTGATGGCAGCACCGAAGGTCCGCTGGAAGCGAGAAGTCTTCACCAAGATCCGTCGCTCCGAGCAGGTCGAATCCGCCCTGTACGACATCGCGGTCATCGGCGCCCGAGCCGCCAACGAGGCAAGTGGCGGCGGGTACATCGCCCGAAGTGGTGAGGGCCCGACCCGTGCCCGCGCGGCGGTGATCACCGCAACCGCAGCCGCGATCCGCGACAACGCCCGCAACCACACCCTTCTGGGGCGTGTCGTCGACGCGATGCAACAGCGATGATCCCGGTCACCTTCCCCGACATTGTGATCACCTTGGCGGATTACCTGGCGTCTGCTCTGGCAGCGCGCGGGGTGACCGATCCCGTGGTCGCCGAAGTGCCGGACCCGCGGCCGGACCGGTTCGTTCGCGTCGTCAGGATCGGTGGCCCTCGGACCAACCTGATCACCGACACCCCCCGAATCGTCGCCGAATGCTGGGACACCTCAGGTGCCGGTGCGGCGGAGCTGGCTTCCGTCACTCGGGCGTTGATCGTCGCGGCCGCGCCCGGCTATCTCGGGTCTGCGTGGGTCGGGAAGGCCATCGACCGCGGCGTGTCCTACTCGCCGGATCCCGACACGGGCACCCCGCGCTACCTCATCACCGCCGAACTCGTCATGAACGGCGCCCCGCTGTCCTAGCCCCGCGCTAGGTGGACAACTGAATAACTCCCCTCGGGCCTGCGCAAATCCCAAGGGAGACATCCACAATGGCTCTGCCAACCACTACCAAAATCGGCGCGGGCACCTACGACACCGTCACTGGCGGAATCCTCGTCGCCCCGATCGGCACCACCGTGCCTACCACCGCTGCCGCGACTCCCAACGTGGCGTTCAAGCCTCTCGGATATGTCTCCGAAGACGGCCTCGAACCGCAGGGTGAGCGGACTGTCAACGCGATCCGCGACTGGAACGCCGACATCATCGCCCAGCTGCAGACTGAGCACTCCGTGCGGTTCTCGCTGACCCTCTACGCAGCGTGGGACTCCGACGTCCTTACTCAGGTGTTCGGCGCGGACAACGTCACCGTCACCGCGGCGACGGCGTCGACCGGCACGCTGATCACGGTCGAGGAGACCGGATCGGTGCTGCCGCACCGGGCGTGGATCTTCGACATGGCCCACGACCTTCGCAAGCTGCGCATCGTGCTGCCCAACGCGAAGATCACCGAGGTCACCGAGCGTCCGTACGTGGCCGGTGAACTTGCCGGTTTCGCGATCACCGTCGAGGCGTTCAAGGACTCCACCGGCGTCAAGGCCTACCGCTACTACGACGACGGCGTGTTCAGCGCCTAACCAGACCCCCAGTGATGGCGGGTCCACCTATGCGCAGGCCCGCCCGCCATCGCTGGGGCCTCACCCCAACGTGCCTGCGCTCCGACATGAAAGAGGTCTGCGCACATGCCCACTGCACGCAGTAAGGCGCTCACCAACGGCAAGGATCAGAAGCCCAAGCGGGTCAAAGACCCCTACGTCACCGAGATCAACGGCGTCAAGGTGGAGCTGCCGTCGCTCACCTTCCTGACCTACCGCGAAACGTTCGAGCTGGCCGGCCTCAGCGAGGCGGAGTACATGAACGAACTGTGGCGGCGGCACCTCAGCGAGGAAGCCTATGAGGCGGTGATGGACGCCGACCCCGATGTGGTCGACGACATGATCCTGGCCTGGCGCGCACACTCGGGGGTCTCGCTGGGGGAATCCAAAGCCTCGTAATTCTGATCGAGGCATACCCGACAGCGATCGAATCCGATCTGATCGACCGCGGGCTGCACCTGCGTGACCTCGGCACCAAACGGCTGTCCTGGGGTGAGCTGCGGTCGATCCTCGCTTGGCTGAAACCCGACGCGGCCCTATCGAGGGCGTTCCGCGGTGATGACTGGCCGTGGGGGCTGCAGGAGATGCTGCTCGCCTCCGCGGTCGACTACTTGGCCTTGCTGTTCTGGTCGAAAACCAAGGCTGCGCAGCACAACCGCGGCCAGCCGAAGCAGATCCAGCGGCCCGGCATCGCGAAGCCCGAACGCATCGGCACGGCGATGTCCATCGATGACATGAACGATTTCCTCAGATGGGAGGTGTCTGCGTGACCGCTCCCGGCGAGGCCTTCGAACTCGGCGTCGGCTACCTGTCGATCCTGGGCGAAACCCAGAAGCTGGCACGCTCGGTGTATGGGGCGATGCGCGACGCCCAACGGTATGTGGACGCGCATCCGCTCAAGATCAAGGCCGACGTCGACGTCTCCCATATCGGGGCCATCCGCATCCCCGTCATCGCCGATACCGGACCGTTCGACGGCGAAGTGCGGGACGCGGTCCGGGACGCGCAGCGATACGCCCAGCGCAACCCGATCAGCATCCGCGCGAACATCGACGTAGCCCATGTCAGCAACGTCAGCGTGGATGTCATCCCTGACTTCAGCGACTTCGGCGACCGCATGTCGGTGGGGCTGGCGCTGGCGCAGGCCGGCAACAACTGGCAGGTCACCGTCGGGGTCGATGTCGACAGCGCCGCAGCGATCGCCCACATGGCTGCGCTACACGCCCAACTGCAGGCGATGGCCACCCCGATTACCCAGAACGTCGATGTGGACGTCGACCGAGATGGGATCTCGCGGGTGGCGTCGCTCGGCACATCCCTGGGCGGGCTCGCCACCGTCGCCGGTGGCGCGTCGGCTGTCGCAGCAGGCATCGCGGCGATCGGCGGCGCGGCTGGTGCGGCGCTGGGCGCGGTCGGGGCGCTCGGCGCTGGACTTGCCGCGCTCGGACCGGCGGCCGCCGCGGGAATCTCCACTGCGGCGGTCGGACTGCAGGGCGTGGGCGAGGCGTTCAAGGCGTTGTCCGCGGAAGGCAGTTCCGCGGGTGCGGATGCTCAGGCGCAGGCGAAAGCCATCGCCGCGGCGAACGAACAGCTCGAGTCCGCGCTCGACGGTGTGGAAAACGCGCAGCGCAACCTCGCCGACGCGCAGAAGGACTCCCGCGACGCCACCAGAGACATCGCTCAGGCGTACAAGGACGCCGCCAACGAGCTCGAGGACTATCAGCTCAAGCTCGAAGATGCGTCGCTGTCGGAGGCCGAGGCCGCTCTCGCACTCAGGGAGGCGCGCGACGAGTTCGCCAAGGCGCTTCCGAAGGACCGCGAGAAGGCCCTCCTGCGCCTGCAGCGCGCGGAGTTCAGGTATCGGCAGGCGCAGGAGAAGAACCGCGACACCCAAGAGGAAGCCAACGACGCCTTCGCGAAGGGTGTCGACGGCAGCGACAAGGTAGTCGCCGCGAAAGATCGCGCCGCACAAGCGGAGCAGCGGGTAGCGGACGCACTGAAGGCTGTCGAGAAGGCCAACGACCAGGTAGCCAAGGCGCAGCAGGCAGTAACTGACGCTACGAACAAGACGACCGCGGCGCAGAACAAGGCCGCCGAAGCGTTAGCGAAGCTCTCCCCGAACGCGCGGGAGTTCGTGCTCGCGACACGCGACCTCATCCCGATGTGGCGTGACCTGAAGAACGCCACCCAGGACGCACTGTTCGACGATGCAGCCGAGGGCATCACCCGCCTGGCGACCGCCGCCCTGCCCACCCTGAAAGCGGGCATGGTCGACGTCGCAGCCTCGATGAACGGGTTGACGAAGCAGTTCGCCGAATTCTGGGCCGCTCCACAGAACCTCGAAGGGGTTCGAGCAGTGTTCGCGGGCACCGCCGACTTCATCGACGGCATGGGCCCGGGGTTGCAGCAGGCCACGCAGGGCTTCCTGTCCCTGGGGCAGGCTATGGAGCCGGTCGCCAATCAGGTTGGCGCTCAGTTCGCGAACATGCTCGGCCAGATCGGGGAAAGCTTCACCGACGCTTTCAACTCCGGTGCGCTGACCGAACTGATCGGCAACTTCGGCAACATCCTGCAGGGCCTCGGTGAGGGCTTGAACCCGCTGATCGACGGGCTCATCGAGATGGGCAATATTGTTGGCCCGACGCTGGGACCGCTGTTCAAGACTCTCGGGGAATCGATCGGCGCTATTGCACCGTCGCTCGGTGGTCTCGGTGCGACGTTCGCCGAGACACTGACGGCACTGTTGCCGGATATCACGAAGCTTGTCGACGTCTTCGCCGCAGGCCTCGAGCCGGTTCTACCGGTGATCGGGGACCTACTGCGGTCGCTGTCCACGGCCATGCTGCCGCTCGTCGAGCCATTGAGCGAGGTCGCGCAGATCGTCGGGGATGTACTGTCCCAAGCGATTACGGCGCTTGCTCCGTCGATCGGGCCACTCGGTGAGGCGTTCGCGTCTCTGGTGGAAGCGGTGGCGCCGATTCTTCCCACGATCGCGGAGGTCGTGTCCGGCCTGATTCAGGCACTCGCGCCCGCGCTGACGACGATTTTCGATGCCCTCGGCCCAGTCATCGACCAGTGGGCGGACTTGATGCTGCCGGTGTTCAAGGACCTGCAACCGGTCCTCGCGGATGTGGCGCTGGCGATCGGAACCGCGATCGCCGACGCGCTCAACGACATCGCGCCGTACATCCCGGACATCGCACGCAGCTTCACCGACCTGTTTACCGCGCTGGTGCCGCTGCTTCCGCAGTTGGTGGACCTCGGCGTGAAGCTGCTCCCGCCGATCATGGACGTAATTGTGGCGATCCTGCCGCAAGTGCTCGACCTGATCGACGCGTTCACCTGGCTAGCGAACAACGTCATCGTGCCGATCCTGATCCCCGCGATCAAGGGGCTGTCGCAGTACCTCACCGACCAGTTCAACGCGGCCAGTGATGTCGTGCGCACCGCCAGGGACGTCATAGGACTCGCCATCCAAGGCATGTCCGCCTACTTCACTGATCTCGGCAAAACCGTAAAGACCGTGTGGGACGGGATCGTCCGCGAGATCGCCGAAGGCGTGAAGTCGGTCGGACAGATACTGCAGCTGGCGGGGAACTCTCCGGTCCCGTTCCCTGGCCGCGACAAGGCGCGCGAGTACGGTGAGTCGCTGATCGGCTGGGCCAACGCCCATATGGCCACAGGTGGCCTGCTGCGTGGCCCGGGAAGTGGCACCAGCGATTCGATGCTGATCGCCGCATCGACCGGTGAGTACATCGTCAACGCGAAGTCCACGGCGGCGAATCTGCCGCTGCTGGAGGCCATCAACGCCGGATGGGTGCCGCCGGCGCAGTTCCTGCACAACCTTGTGCCGGGATTCGCCGAGGGCGGAATGGTTCCGGGCAAGAAGTTCGCACAGTCCATGGACCCGGCCAAGTACCTCATGGGCGGTTTCTCCCGGACGGCGATCGACTGCTCCGGTCTCGTCGCGGCCGTGGTCAACGAAGCGCTCGGTCTCGACCCCTTCTCCGGTCGCATGTCCACGGTCAACGAGGGCGCTTGGCTGGCGGCCAAGGGAGCGAAACCCGGCCTCGGCCCGGCCGGGAGCATCAACATCGGCTGGTTCGACCGCGGAGGCGGGGCGAACGGCCACACCGCGCTCACCCTCGGCGACGGAACGAACGTCGAGTCCCGCGGCGGTGACGGCGTCGTTGTCGGCGCGGACGCTGCGGGTGCCAAGCACCGGATGTTCGACAAGCACATGCACATCCCCGCGGAACTGCTGCGCGGCGGCGACCTCGGCGGACCCGCCACGGGCGGGGGTGCCACGAAGGGTGGCAGGCCCGGCAAGCTCGGCGGCGGCACTGGCGGTAGCGGCGGGACCGGCGGCTCCGGTGGAGCGGGTTCGGGCGCGGGCGCACCAAGCGGCACCGATGGCACTGCGGGCGCTACTGATGTCAACGTCGTGAACTGGCCACCACAGCTGCTCGGCGGCCCCGCGACCACGGGACTCCCTGGAGTCGCCGGCGAGCCGCTTCCGGACGGGACGCTGTCGCAAACCGCCTTCGGGCCGGGCGCCCCCACGTCCACATCCCCGGCGGTGACTCCCAACGCGGGGGCCGACAGCACGCACCCGCTGTCGAACCTGCCGATCCCAGGGGCGGCCGACCTGTTCAACGGTCCGGCTCCCTGGTATCTCGCGGCTACTCCGGAGCAGGCGCTCGCCAACCTCGGCAGTCAAGCGGCGGGCCTCGCAACGAAGACCGGCTCCGACTTCGTGGGCCTGCTGCAGAACAACTGGCGGGAGATGCTCGACACCGGCCTGGCGGTTGCGGGCATGGGCGCGGGTGGGGGCGGTGCGCCGATGACGGTGAACAACTACGGCATGGACCCCATCAGCGCCGCAGCTGCGGTCGAGCGGGTCCATCGGCGGCGGACTCTCGCCAACCAGCGTGGAGGAGGTTTCGGCCGGTGACTCGTGAAGAATTCGCCGCCACGCTCGGGCTGGACGGGCAGCTCGCCGCGGACGCCTACGAGGTGTTCCGTGACGAGCTGCGCACACCGCGGAAGACGCTCGCCGCTCGGTGCGCCGATCTCGCCGAGGGACTGCGCCGGCTCGATCTCACCGAAGAGATCGTGTACGACGCCGTGCAAGCCCTGGCGAGGGAGCGCCGCCGGTGACCCCGCTGACCGACACCCGCACGAAGATCGTGTGGGTCGACGTCAACGGCCGCGCCTGGCATCTCGCCGGGCCGGGCCGGGGCGCTGAGGGCGTCATCATGATGGGCGACCCGAAGGGGTGGACGTTCCCGCCGCACACTCTGCTGTTCGATGAGGGCGCCAGGCAGGACGGGGCGACATTCCGCCGCGCGGTGGTGTCGAAGCGGGAGATGGACTTCAACGTCTCTATCGGCAATCACGTCGGGCTGCGGATCGTCGACATGCGGCACTGGCAGCAGGTCCACGATCTGTGGTGGCGTGGCTGGTCTCGCAACCAGCCCGGTCATTGGTGCGTGTGGACCAAAGGCAAGGGCTGGCGCAAGACGCCCCTGTATCTGGGTGACGCCCCCGAGCCCACGAACGGGCTCGACGCGGCGCTGAATCGCAACGAGGTCTACACCACCTCCGCGGTGGGGTTCGACCCCTTCTGGTCCTCGCTGGAGCGAGAAGTGTCCTGGATCAACAGCTCCGGGAGCAACCAGGGCGTACTGAAGCAGCGCAACGACGCGTCCGAGCCGGCATGGGCGCGCTACACCTGCAAGGGCCCCGGCCGGTACTCGATCCAGGACTACGACCCCGATGCGGACCCAGAGGGGGAGGTGCGGATGCTGCGCTGCCCCCTGCTCGCAGAGGGCGAGACATTACAGATCGACCTCCATCCCCGCAACAGGACCGCGCGGGTATACAACACCTCCGGTGTGTACCTGCGCAACGTCTGGGCGCAGATGGCGGGCCGCCGCATCCTCAACCCGATCCCCGCGTGGGGGAGCACGGAGATCGCGGTGACTGTCGAGGACGGCGACCTCGCGAGCGAAGTCGTCGGCACGCTGGTGCCGAAGAACGCGAGGCCACTGTGACCGCGCCTCCATGGGATGGGCACACCGAGGTCCGGCGCATGGATGCTCTGAGGAAAGCGGAGCAGGACGCGTGGCGGGATCAGCGGGCGGTGGTCCGCTACTACGACAAATGGATGTCGGAGGTAGGCGAGGAAGGCCGCTACCTCAATCTGACGTTCTCCCACATCAAGAACGGTGCGGGCGGGCTGCGGATGACCTGCCCGCCGGACATGGTGCATTGGGATCACTTCTTCCGCAACCCCGACGGCGAGGACGCGACCATCCCGATCACGGTCGAGACGGCCGGGCAGAGGTGGGACGGGTTCGTCACCCGGGCAGCGGAAGTGGTGGACGACCGCGGCAACAAGACCATCGAGATCGAAGCCATCCACTGCTGGAACCACATCGCCACCACCGTCTGCTGGGCATCCCCATTCGCCCCCCTGCTGGCGCAGTGGCCGCGGCACTGGTTCATGTTCGGTGGCGTTCGCACCATCATCCATCTCACGCTGATCGCGAACTACCTTCGCCGTCAGGCGTTCTGGTCCGCGGATCAGTGGAACGGCGCACCGGACTGGGCGGAGGTCGGGTCCATCGCGTGGCCGATCGCGGTGGGCGGCATCAATGTCCTCACCGACACCTCCCCGTTCGCCGCGGTATCGGTCAGATTCGAGCACGCCGACCAGGTGTTCCTGCCGCTGCTGCAAGACAACGGCGTCTGCCTCACTGCGCAATTCTTCCTGCCGGACATGGACGATGAGCAGCCGGACCCGGAGTGGTTCTACCTGGACCGGCCCACCGTCTACGTCACCACGGTCGACAAGTCCAACGTCGTCGGCGCCACCGGAACCCTGTTGGACGGCATCACCAGGTTCTTCGAGGACTTCTTCGACGACGGCGTAACCCCCATCCGGTACCCGGACTATTCCACCGGCGGGGATTACGAGCAGGCGTACGCCAACACCCCGCTCGGCAATCGTCGCTACTTCCCCTGGATCTGGTACTACGAAGGCGAATACAGCGGGCTCGGTGCCAGTGACATCAGCGTCCACAAGCCCCTCGCCACCCACGTGCTCGTCGGTGGTCGCTCGCCCGGCTGGGTGAACGCGAGCATCAGCTTTGCCATCAAGAACGCGCTGGCCTGGCTGGGTCTACTGATCGGCCTGCCCGGTCTCGACGCCCTGTACATGGGGCAGTTGGACGACGTGTTCCTCGCGTTCGCGGAATACGCAGACCAGGGCCGTATTCAGCGCGCGGGTCCGTTCGCCTTCCAGGAGCACTTCGTCACGGGTAGTGACAAGGCTTTCACCATCGACGGCCTGATGGCTGGCAAGCATGGCCTGCATCAGACCCGCGGCTACACCAGCCACAAGGTCACCGTCCACGACAACGCCCCGTACATCCTCGGGCCGAACGCGGACTTCTGGATCGGCGATCAGATCGGTTTCAAGCTGGGCGATTTGATCTTCGTCGACTACGTCACCGAAGCCAGCTACACCGACGACCGGACTACACCCGGCCGGTGGGAGATCACCATCGGCGACGGCGCCGACGAAGAGGACTCCGTCACGAAGGCGTGGTCGCGGCTGAGCCAGACCGCTGGCGCGATCAAGCAGATCTTCATGGATGTGGGCGCCGATCTTGATCTTCTGATCTTTTGATTCGCTAACGACTTTCGGAGGAGGTGTAGCCGTTGACCGACGTCAGCTTCCCGGCCCGAGTGACCATCACCGAAGAGGAAGACCTCGACGGGCTGCCCGTTATCACGGCGGACGTCACGCTCACACCGACCGCTGCGGCGTTGCTGCTGCCGGAAGGCCCCGAAGGCGACCAGGGTATCCCTGGTGAGCCGCAATCCCCGTTCATCAAGGTCGGCGAGATCGCCAACGTCGGCGCGCGGCCCGGCGGGCTGACGGCTACCGATCGCGGCAAATGGTGGCACCGCCTGGATGACGATTCGATGGACTTCTGGGACGGCGACTCCTGGGTGAACCCTGGCGCGGGCTCGGTGGGCCCGCAAGGTCCCGTTGCTCCAGCGAATACCCTGACCGCGCTGGATGTGGTCGCGGACGAGACGATCACCATCCCGGCGGTCGAGATCAAGCCGGTCAACTCCTCGACGCAGACGATCCAGCTCACCGTTCCGGCGGGGGACCGCGGCGCGACCGGCGCACCGGGCTCCAGCGGAACGATCACCACCTCACCGGACTACGACTCCACCCAGGGTCCGGTGAAGCGCAGCATGTTCGCCTACAAGCGGACCACTGGCCGATTCGCCCCGACCCCGCCCCCATGCGGGTACGGGCCGTGGCATTGGGCAGATACCGCTTTCGCCGCGGATGCTTCCGGCGCGGTGTCCGCGTACAAGGTACTCACCGCGTCGATGCCTGCGCTGCCGTTCGCGTGGCGCCCGCAGGTGTTCGGCGCGATCCAGCTGTACAACGACAACAGCGGCCAGTGCCATGCGTTCGTGTTCCCGCGGTTGTGGAACGAAACCGGAGTAGCGCTGGGTATCGGCGCCAACCCCTGGCAGACGTTCTGGGACATGGTCGAGATCACTGAGCACTACGGCAACCCCAACAGTGTGGGGATGAGCCCAAGTTCCGACTATGCGGTGGTCCCGGCGAATAGCGCCAGCCAGATCGTGGTGATGGTGGAACGCCAGGGGTCCACCACCGGAACGATCGGATACAGGCAGGCAGGAGCCGCTTTGACCGTGTACGCGATGCCGGTGAGCCTCTGATGACGACGGTAGGGGACTACTTCGACTCCACGCTGTTCCAGGGGATAAACGAGGGCGTCGGCAATCCGGGGATCGTCACCTCGCTGGAGGGGACGCCCGCGGACGGCAGCTACGAGAACCTGCACGGCGCGGTGGGTCCTGATGGCCCGCAGGGCGATCCGGGTACCCCGTTCCGCTGGCAAGGCGACGTCGCCGACCGCGCGGCGTTGGATGCGCTGATTCCACTGTTGAACTCGGCGATGTTCGGATTCAGCTTCCGGGTGTTGTCGGACAACAGCGTGATGTTCTGGACCGGAACCCGTTTCGTGCAATTCACCGACGCTTTCGGCGGTCTCGGGCAGACGGGCGAGGTCAACACCTTGACGATCGGCACCGTCACTACCGGCGCTGTCGGTTCCCCGCTGATCGTGTCCATCACCGGCACCCCACCGTCGCAGACGCTCAATCTCACCGTTCCCCGCGGCGGCACCGGACAGAAGGGGCTCACCGGCCCGCCCGGACCGCTGCGCAACAGCACGGACTACGACAACACGATCACCCACACCAACGGCATGATCCCGCTGTGGGACACCTCCACATCGAAGTGGACGCCGACCGAATGGCCGGGGTACAGGGGCCCGTGGAGTGTGCTCGAGGCGCAGTCCTGGGACAACCCCTCCAGTGGGTTCGCCGCGGACATCACCAACGTCGGCACGAACCCGAACACGATCGCCACGATCAACATCCCGGCCCTGCCGATTCGGTGGCGGCCCTACATCACTGGCGGCGCGACGATCTACTCCGTCCCGACCGACTGGTCCACGAGGGTGGACCTCGAGGTGCGCATCGGCTCCGCCTCCGGCGACATCGTCGCCCGCGGGGTGGGTAGTGCCGTGTACATCGAGTGGTTCGCGAGGATGCGGCCGTTCTTCGCTTCCACGTTCACCGCCGGTTCGACGACCGGCACGATCGCCCCCAGCACGGCCACGACCCTGTATGTCGTCATCCGTCGCAACCTCGGCGCAGGTAACTACAGCTACCGGCGAGCGGGCGCGAACATCACTGTCTGGGCCCATCCGGTCGAGGCACCCTAAGGAGCCATATGGGCATCGTCTACGACCGCGACGTCCAGATCACCATGGCGGGCATTGTGGAGAGCGAAGAACTCCCGTGCACCGTCAACTCGCTCGAGATCTACGACGACGAAGGTCGTTTGGAGATCCGCTCCGGACCGAAAGGGCCACAAGGCCCACAAGGTGACCCGTCCTACGGCTTCATCTTTATGGGCCGCGTCGAAGACCTCACGGAACTGAACGCGATCACCGTCACCCATGCCGACAAAGGCAAGGCGTGGTGGGTTGCCGACATCAACGAACTCCGGCTGTGGGACGGGCGGATCTGGATTCCGTTCACCGATGCCTTCCAGGGCACTGGGCATCAGGGCCCGCCGAATGTCCTGACCGGTGTGGCCGAGGTCGGCGCCACGGGCTCCTCGGCGCTCGCCACGCTGACCGGTGACTCCCCGAATCAGGTCCTGACAATCACGGTGCCGAAGGGTGCGACCGGCCCGGACGGCGACCCGGGTGTGGCCGGCCGAATCCAAGACGCGTCCGATGTGGATACCTCTACGGTGGCGCTGTCGGATCACATGGTGTTGCAGTGGGATGCGACCCTGTCGAAGTTCGTGCCCGCACCGTCTCCGACATGGCGGGGCCCGTGGACCATCGGTGGCAGCAGGTTCGCCGCGGCATCCAACTCCGCGGACGCACCCCGCACCATCGCGTCGATGACGGTGCCCGCGCAGCCGTTCGCGTGGCGGCCCTACGTCATCGGGCGTGTGCCCATGCAGATCCACGTTCAGGCGGTGGGGGACAGCCGAATCGACATCGAGGTCCGGTCCGGCGCTGAGGACGGCCCGATCGTCGCCTACGGCAGAGGGTTCTCCTCCGCGAACTACATCTGGACGAGACTCATCCCGAAATTCGAGTCGACCCTTTCCCCGGCGACGACCAGCGTCGCCACTGTCGCGGCCGGGCAGACCCAGACCTTCTACGTGCGCGCTATCAGGGCGTTCGGCACCGCCAACTACTCGACGGTCTCCGACATCGCGTTCCTCACCGTGTACGCCATGCCGTTATTCCAGTAGGAGTCGCAATGACAGATCACACCATCCTGTTGATCATCATGATCGCGGTAATCGTCTCGCTGGCGTTGCAGCTCGCGCGGTGGCCGCGGTGAAGCTGCTGGACTTCTCCGCAGCACTCATCGATCCGCAAGTCATCATGGACGCCGGGTATGCAGGGGTGATCGGGTATTTCGCAGATTCCCGGCCGGGTACGAACTTCGGCGCGAAACCGCTGCGGCGAGACTACTGCGACCGGCTCCGCGCGGCGGGGCTGGAGATAGTCAGCAACTACCAGTACGGCAAAGGCGACACCTCCGACTGGTACGGCGGGTACGACGGAGGCGCTCGGCACGCCGAGACCGCGCTGCGGCTGCATCGTGAGGCGGGCGGCCCGGAAAACCGGCCGATCTACGCGCCTGTCGACGCCAATCCGAGCCTGGAGCAATGGAACACCTTCATTGCCCCATTCCTGCGCGGCTGGGCATCGGTGATCGGTCTGGAATGGACTGGCATGTACGGCAACTCGCGCTGCATCGACTGGGCGCTCGAGGACGGCGTCGCCACCTGGTTCTGGCAACACAACTGGAGCGGCGATTCCTCGATCAACTTCGACCACTACGCCGCACACCTGCACCAGATCGAGATCGACAAACGTCAAGTCGGCGGGGTCACCGTCGACGTCAACATCACGCTCAAGAACGACTACGGCCAATGGTCGAAGGCGCCGAACTCAACACCTACGGAGATCATCACGGTGACGAAACCGCAGTACACCGAACTCGAGCAGATGGGCAACTCGGCATCCAGCCGCCACGGCGCCCGTGTCGAGAACTTCCTGCTGCACACCCAGGAAGGCAACGGCACCGCCGAGTCCCTCGCGAACTACCTCGACAACCCGGCGAACGGTGTCAGCTACCACTACACCGTCCGCGATGGCGTGGTCGTCGACGTGGTCGACACCGACCTTGCGAGTTGGTCTGTGCTGGACGCGAATCCGTACACGATCAACCTCTGCTTCGCGGGATCGCGGGCCGGATGGTCGCGTGACGAATGGATGGCCAGGCGCGACGATATCCGTATCGCGGCCTGGCTCGCTGTGCAGGACGCGCGGAAGTACGGCTTCGATCCTCACGTCATCGCCCCGCCGTACGAGCGCCGCTCCGGCATCTCTGACCACAACTACGTCACCCGCTGCCTCGGCATCGGCAACCACACCGACGTCGGCCCCCATTTCCCCTGGGATGTCTTCGAGGCCGACGTGTGCGAGTTCGCCACCGGGGCGCCGGCCGCGCCGCCACCGAACGCGATTGATGACGTCGCATCCGTGACGCCGTGGCTGGGCGCGCGGCGCACGGTGGGCGAGAACGCGACACCGGACGGGATCGGCCGCTACGCGGAGTTCGAGAACGGTCACATCTACTGGCATCCCGCGGCCGGCGCCCGCGCCATCCCCGCCTCACTGTTCGGCAAGTACAGCGAACTGGGTTGGGAGGCGGGCCCGCTCGGATACCCCGTCACCGACCTCACCGAGCTGCCTGACGGCGAGGTGCAGGGCTTCCAGGGCGGTGCGCTGTACCGCCACGGTGACTGCGCCCCGGTGTGGGTGCACGGCGCGATCCGCGCCCGCTGGCACCGCGCCGGGTCGGAGACTGGCCCGTTCGGCTGGCCGCTCGCCGACGAGGAGGCATTGGACGGCGGTGAGCAGCGGCAGCGTTTCCAATACGGGCAGATCATCTGGCCCGGCCGCCGCGACACCGTCGCCCTGCTCGACGCTGACGGTCCGGACATCCCCGTTCCGGACCACGACTGATGAAGGGAAAGACCATGACCAAGCTGCTCTCTGCTCTGCGCACCGAGCCGATCCGCGCTCTCCTGTGGCCGGTGCTGGTTGGTATCGCCGGGTACCTCGTTGTCCGTGGCGTTGTGGACCAGTTCTCGGCGGACATGATCGTCGCAATCGTCGCCGCCATACTCGGCATCCCCGCCGCGGAAGTCGCGCGCACGAAGGTCACTCCGGACGCGAAGCTTCGCGCGGGGATGTCCAGTGAGCGTGGGTAGTGCTGATCTACCTGCTCGCGCAGCAGGCTGATCCACTCACCTCCACCCTTCCGCAGTACGGCGCTATCGGCGTAATCGCACTCATATGCATCTACGCCGTCTACAAGCTGTTCACCAACCTTGTCGAAGCGCACAAGTCTGAAATAGAGCGGATCGAGCTGTCGCACAAGGATGCGATTCAGCGTGCCGATTCCGCATACGACAAAGAAGTTTCGCGCGGCGATCGGCTCGAAAATGAGCTGCGCGAACTCAATCGGCTCATCAACGACAAGCTCGCCGGGGAGCTTGTGCGGGCCACTGACGCCATTCGGGAGGCGTTCGAAACCATGCACGAGCAGCGCAGGCGGCTGTGATGCCGGAAAAGTACGAGCGCGACCACGACAACCTCGACCAAACCCTCCGTCAAACACACGAGACGGTGGGGAGGTTGCGGGCGCTGCTCGACGACCTGGCGAGCCAGATAAACGATCTCGAGACCGAGATACGGCCTCGCCGGAAAGGGGACCCGTGATGGATCTCGCCGAATTGGTGACCGCGGTGGACAGGCTACGACAAGTGGTCACCGAACTGTCGGAGAGAGCGGAAACCCAGCAGAGAGTACTCGACCGTCTCGACAGGGTCTCGACGGATACCCGCATGAACCGGATCGGTTTGAAGGTGGCGACGGTCGGCGTCGCGTTCAACCTGGCGCTGACCGGCATCGTGGGATGGCTGTTCGTGCGCGTGGAGCACACCACACGCGAGGTGCGGGATGTTCAGAGCCGCACGTCGACGGAGATCCTCTGCCCGCTGTATCAGGTGTTCGCGGTGAGCATCAAGGTCAATCCTCCATCGCCGAATTTGACGCCGGAACAGACGAAATTCCGGCAGGAGGCGGCGGACACAATTCTTGCCGGATACGACAAGCTGGGGTGCGCATGACAAATCCCTTATCCCCGGTGAAGTACGGCAAGGTTGTCGGCCGTCTCCTCGCGGGCATCATCGACTCCCCGGATGTCGGTGTCATGCCCGACTTCCCACCGCTCGAAGGCCGGGTGACGTTCACCGCGGAGGTGCCGAAATTCCTGGTGCCCGACGCTGTCCCGCCCGCTACGGTCGCGCCCTTGTCCGGTGGCCTGTACACGTGTGTCCTCGATGACGAGGGGTTCCTGACCTGGCGTGGGACGCGTGGCGTGTATCTGGCCGCGCCGATTCCGGGCACGATGAACCCGGACAGTTGGACGTGGCGGGTCGACTTCGACCTCAGCTATCTGGGCACACCGGTGCCGATGGAGCCGTTCCGGATCAACGTGCCGGAGTACATCCCCGGCCCGGACGAGGAGGACCCGGACACCGGTTCGACCGGGTTGGTGGATCTGACCCTGGTGTCCCCGGTCCCCTCCAGCGAAGGCAACGCGGTGGTCCGGGGTGTGTCTCTGGACTCGGTAACCCTTGTCGGCAACGCATTGGTGTTCGGGTTGGACGACGGCTCCACCCTGCCCGGTGTCGTGGTTCCCGCGATCCAGGACGCGCTGGACGCAGCGGATGCGGCAGCCGCGAGCGAAACGGCCGCGGCGAACTCTGCCACCGCCGCCCAGAACATCGTCGATTCGTTCGACCTCAACGTCGGCACGGTCACCACCGGCAATCCTGGCGATCCGGCGTCGATCACCATCGACGACACCGGCAGTCCTGTGTTCGTGCTGAATGCCACGCTGCCGAAAGGCGATACCGGCGACCCGGGACCTCCGGCGCCGGACGCCACGTCCAGCGTGAAGGGCATCATCCAACTCGCCGGAGACCTCGGCGGCACCGCGGCGAGCCCCACCGTCCCCGGCCTCGCGGGCAAGGCGAACACCAGCCACACTCACGTCGCGACCGATGTCTCCGATTCGACTGCGACAGGCAGATCGGTGCTCACCGCAGCCAACGCCGCAGCCGCACGGACGGCGATTGGTGCCGGCACATCCAGCCTCGTCCTAGGCACGACGGCAGGAACCGCAGCTGAGGGCAACGACTCTCGCCTGTCGGACACCCGAACGCCCACGACAGGCACTGTGCCCTATGACCTCAGCATCATCGTGTTCGGGAAGGACACCACGCGCAACGCGTCGCCTGGCACTGGAGACTTCCCGTTCGGTGTGAAACTGCAACGGGCCGCTACATTCACATCCGTCACCTATCGCGGCAACACCGCGGACGGCAGCGGCAACCTCGTGGTCGAGCTCCGCAAGAACGGCGTAGCAGTATCGGGCTCCTCGGCCACCATCGCCGCCGCCAACCAAGTAGCCGGAGGAACAGCGACCGGAACCTACAGCTACGCGGCAGGCGACATCCTCACCGTGCAGGTCACCGGTGTCGGAACCACACCCGGCACCGGCCTGATCGCTGATGTGACAGGCCTAGCCTGATGCCCTGCATCGTGGTCGGCGCGGTGAGCGGCTTCGCGCCGTCGGGGATGAACAAGAGCGGCAGCGCCACACTGTCCAACAGCTACGCCCAGGTCAACGGGTGGGTCGCCGACACCACCAACTATCCCGGTTCGACCGTGTCCAGCAACGCACTGCTGGCGCAGGGTTCCAAGGGCAACGCCACCGTGACGGCGACGTGCCCGTGGACCTCGAGCCTGTCCTGCACGGTGACGTTGAGGCTGTTCAAGAACGGCGTGCAGATCGTTCAGGGCTCCGGCAGCAGCGGCACATCGGGAACAGCCATAGCGACCGCGACCGGTGTCACTGTGGCGCCGGGCGACACCATCACGTTACAGGCGGTGTCGACTCAGGGGAGTTTCACGTCCATCTCTGCGGGTGCGGGCACGTTCGTGCGCATCACCTAG